ACAAATGGCTGTTTACCAATAATATCCATCAAGCCCCAGGGTAATAATTCCATTTACACAAAATTATTTACATTCCCTAATTTTGAAAAATATAGAGAAAATGTATTATCTCATGGAATGAGATTACAACACTCTTACGACAAAGATATTGCTCCTTTTGTTATAGAGGTTATAGCAAAATGCCGTTCCATATTAGGTAAAAACCATGAAGTAATAAAACATTCCGAAAAAGTAGCAGATTACGCTCGCACAAACTATCTTGGCATGAAAGATATGGCAAATAGCTTAGAAAATTTAAGGGAGATATCGGGGCCTGTCCCTTAACTTGTTAACTTATTGCTTGCTGATCGTCTTGTTAATATACTTGAACACAGCCACAGAAGAGACTCCAATGTGGCAGGCTATTTCTTTTAGTGAATAACCGTGCTCCCATGCGGATTTTGCATATACTGTCTTAACCGGAGAAAACCTTCTCAGCCTGGACCCCCTTTTTATTTGTTCTAATTCCTCCTGTTTGATGCCTGTTTCTTTTAGTATTTCGTTTAGTGATTTTCTGCCGCCGGTAACCTTTTGAGGTTCAATCTGGCCCTCTGTGTTTTTGTTTTCTGCTGTAATCAATTCTATTGTGCCTGGATCATACTCTTGACCCAATAGCAGATTATATTTTGCATAAGACTTTTTTCTGTCCTTGGATAACATGTCCAGTAAAAATCCAGTCTCCACTATGCCGGATTCCGTTGTCCGGTAGCAACCGTCGCCGGACCAGGGATAGTTACGTAAGTCGTTACAAATACCAGCCCTCACCGGGTTTAGGTGAATATATTTCACCAATACCATGAGATAGCTCTCGTCCAGCACGGGTATGGCTTTATATCTTCCCTGAAAAACGTGTCCGGTCCTTTTCATTTGTCGGTTGTAATAAATGCCGTATCCTGTATTTAGCCGGTGCATTACTTTACTCAACGTTTCTCTGCATGTTCTGAGGGCGAGGTGGTAGTGATTGCTCATTACCACGTAGGCATATAATTCAACGCCATTCACCGCCACGGATTTACTGAGAAGATTGATAAGATAGTCTTTCTTTTCCGGACTTTCAAACACGTCCTCCTTGTTATTTCCCCGCTGTATGACGTGGTATATAGCACCCGGATACTCCACTCGAGCCCGCCTGACCAAAGAAAAAACACCTCCTGCCATATTCTAACAGAAAGTGTTTGTTCCATCAACAATAAGTTAATATGTTAAGGGACAGGCCTCGAAGCACGCCTTAATATAAGGTCATCAAAGTTTTCAAGTTGTTTTGTGACTTTTTCTGGGAACTTGTTTGATATTACTGTTTTGCCTTGCCTCATTCCAATATACTGACCGGATTCTAATAATTTACGATATAGGCGAATGAACCTCTGTTTTTCCGGTTCCCCAATTTTAACATTTCCTTCCAGCACTTCAATCAAAAAATTGAAGTCATTATCAGCTTCTTCTGCCAAACGTACTTTCCGTTTTGCTACCATTGCATCAACCAATTTGTTTACATCACGTCTTCCCATAATTAATTCCACCTTTCACATTTCCTTTGTCCAAGGATAATTTTTCTTTATATTACTTTCATCCATAAATCTTGCGTATGTAACAAAATCATTATGGTCAATTTCTTCATTCCTTTCTTGAACTTTTCGGTTCAGCTTCTTGAACTATTTTTATGATACACCCTATAGAAAAACTTGTCAATATATTTTTTTCAGTTTTCTTAACTATTTTTCAAATCCTGTTGTAATAAATTGAACTTTTCTGTATAATATTGAATAAGGTTAATTATGGAAGGGTGTGTATTAATGAAAGATTCTTTTGCAAGCCGGATGAGAAAAGCTATGGATATTAGAGATATGAAACAAGCTGACTTGGTTGAAAAAACTGGTCTTGGAAAATCAGCAATAAGCCAATATTATTCCGGGAAGTATGAACCAAAACAAAAGGGAATTTATTTGATTGCAAAAGCCTTAGATGTAAGTGAATCCTGGTTAATGGGTTATGATGTGCCAATGGAAAGAACATCTACCAAATACCCTGATAACATTTTAAAGATTGAAACAAAAAAGTTCCCTTTGCTGGGAACAATTGCTGCTGGTGTACCAATTTTTGCTGATGAACAATTTGAAAGTTATGTTGAAGCTGGTACAAATATTCAGGCTGATTTTTGTTTGAAGATTCAGGGTGACAGCATGGTAAATGCAAGAATCTGTGATGGTGATATTGTTTTTATCAGGAAGCAATCTGATGTTGAAGATGGTCAAATTGCCGCTGTTTTAATTGAAGATGAAGCAACCCTGAAAAGAGTATATAAAAAAGAAAATGAAATCATTTTGGTTGCTGAAAATTCAGCTTATAAGCCTATGGTTTATAAAAACGAAGAACTTAATTATGTCAGAATTTTAGGAAAAGCAATTGCATTTCAAAGTAATGTATTTTAAAGAAAGGAAGTGTGTTTATGTTTGGAAAGAAAAAAGAAACTAACACTTTGAATGTTATGTATTATGAAGGATTGCCGGGATTCATTCAGGATTTCCCTTGCACCATTATTCTGGAAAATGATGCACTGGTTATCAAGAAAATAAACCCTGACCTTATAGTGAAGCTGCCATTTAATCAAGTGATTTCTATTGATGCAATGCCTGAAAATAATTTCCTGGTTCAGTACCACAATACCGCAGGAACTACCAGTAAAGCTGGAACAAAGTTTTATTATGTATTTAAGTACACATCTTCAGCAGGTGAACCAAAACATCTTGCCTTTTGGGATGTAAGCGCAAAGACAATGAATCAGGTCTTAAATTTCAGGGAAGAAGTCATGCACTGTGCAGCACCATCAGAATATACGTTGTAACTGAAAGGATTGATAAAATGGAATTTAAAATTGCACAAAATTCAACTAATCCAAGAAAAACTTATGAAGTTATTGAAGATGAAATTATGTTTTTTAATGCTCTTAAAATGAAGATAGAAGAAAGCGGGTTAAAAGCAGTATTTAAATTTACAAGGTTGTCAGATGGAACAATCAATGTTGATTATGCTTCATATCCTATTGGAAAAATAAAATTACAAGGCAGAACAAAGTGGATGATGATAATGAAAAATTTATATGATAGTCAAAACATCAAAGGTGAACTTCATGATTATATTGAAGGGATTAATAAGTGGATTCAGTACATCAAGAAATACATACTTGTTGAATTAAAATAATTTAGTTCAAGATAAGTTCAAGATGGTTCAAGATTGTGGTTCAAGATGAAAACCTTGTATTTATGGGAAAGTTCAAGATGGTTCAAGATGAATTGATATTTTATTAAACATTTTTAAAATTACATTAAAAATGTTTATATATCCTTAAGAAATAATGTATAGAAGAAAAAACAATCTTGAACTTGAACTGATATTGAAAAAAACCTTATATATAAAGGCTTTAAAGCAGTTCAAGATAAAACAATTCATCTTGAACCATCTTGAACTAAAAAATAAAAGAAAGGATGAAGTTATTATGGAAGGTCATGTAAGAAAACGTGGTGACAAGTGGTATTTTTCCTTTGAAGCATCCAATGTGGATGGAAAAAGGAAAAGAATTGAACGTGTTGGAGGAAGAACAAAGAAGGAAGCTGAAGCTGCTTTGAGGGTTGCACTTCAAGAGTACAACAATGCCGGGTTACATTTTGAACCAACTGAAATTTCAGTATCAGATTATATGGATTATTGGATGAAGAACTATGTGTTGCTTAATTGTAAATACAACACCCAAACTGGTTATGAAATTATCATCAGGAATCATATTAAACCAGCATTGGGAATTTACAAGCTGAAGTCATTGACACCCGCAATCCTTCAGGAATTTATCAATGGAAAATATTTAAGCGGCTTTAGTAAACATCATTTGACCAACATCATGACTGTTTTAAGTGGGTCAATAAAATATGCTGTGCATCCATGCAAGTTCATCAAGGATAATCCCATGCAATATGTGAAGTACCCAAAATATGAACATTCAAAACTTGAAATTGACCACAAGGTTATTTCAAAAGATGACTTTGAAAAGATAATTTCAAGATTTCCAGCCGGAACAACTTTTCATATTGCGCTGATGATTGGATATTATACTGGATGCAGAATTGGTGAAGTCATGGGTTTGACATGGGATGATATTGACCTTGAAAAAGGAACTGTTAATATTAACAAACTCATTTATAAGCGCAAACCGGACTGGTATTTTGGTTCTACTAAAACAGAATCATCAGTAAGAACCATCAAGATTGGTAAAACATTAATTTTAGCTTTGAAGCAGCATAAGAAATGGCAACTGGAAAACAGATTGAAATATGGTCAGCACTTCATTCAGCAATATGAAGTTGAAGAATTGAATGGGAATGAAAAATTAAGAAGGATTTATTCACTGTCACTTTCAATTGATGCTGGTATCATAAAACCAATTCAAATGGTTTGCACCAAAGAAGATGGTGACATGATAACACCTGACACCTTCAAATATGCTGCCAGGGTGATTCATTATAGCTTGGGTATACTGTTCAACTTTCATTCATTGCGCCATACCCACGCAACCACCCTGATTGAAAATGGTGCAAACATTAAGGATGTTCAAGACAGGCTTGGTCATGCCAATATTGAAACCACCCTTGGAACATACACACATTCAACTGAAAAAATGGCTGAACAGTCAGTTGATATATTTGAAAAAGCAGTCAATCATAATTTGCCTACCAAGTAAAAATTACGTTGGCAAATAGTAAGCAAATCAACAGGGGTTGATATTTTTATTACTTCAAACCCTTGATTTTACTGGATAACAGACACACTGTCTCCACATGGGCCGAGTTAGCCTAAATGATGTCAACCGCTGAAATTTTGAACCATACGTTAGTGGAAACAGGTCAACCGTTTTTTAGCATTTTCGAGGTATGTGGAAATATATCAACGGTTTTACTGTTCGTGGGAACATATCAATTAGAATATGGATTCATCACATAACCAGGTGGATATGCCTCGATATAATCCTCAAGTGGTGGAAAATGTGAAAGCACATTTTCTACAAAATTATAAAGATGATCAATGTCATCCAAAAATTCTAGTGAAGTTCCAATATCTCTATATCTGAACGAATGAATTGCATTCCTTTTATGCTGAACAGAATCAACCCAAGCGTACTCCGGTGAATTTACATCATCCCATAGCTTTCCACTACTAAAGTCTTTAAGATTATCGAACGAAGCTTTTTCCGGCTCTATCATTTTGCCTTTGTTATTTGTAATCGGGCTCTTACAATAATCCTCATAGTAAACACAGTAAAAGAATTTAAGCCATGACTCAACGACTGCACCAAGATTTGCACGTGCAAGAATCAGCTCACCTGTAGTCATTGTGAGACCTTTATCAATCCAAATTTTTAATGTTTTTGTCAATTTGCTTTGCCATTCGAGCATAGCATCGTCCAGCTTATCGGCTGCCGAATCCGGTGCTATCCCACGAGCTTCTTTCCATATGAGAGCCGCATTATTTGTAAGTATAACTAGAACATCATAACGATCTCTTTTAGCCATTAGTTTTCCTCGAGGAGCATTTCTTTGTTTTCATCAAAACGCCCTATAGCATCCAAAGCTTTAATTCCATCTGGTGTCATGGTACCATCATCATTATCTGCGCTTGTCTCCACGCAAAAGTGTGCCACTCCACATCCTTTTCGGAACAACCACATTAAATTCCACTTTTTCTTACTTCTTTCTTCCTGAGTAATAACTGCATAAAAATCCTCTCCATCCATCGGGGATAGAGGAATCGCTGTAGCAACAGGAACTTTTGAATTAGCCATCTTATATCCTCCCATCTATTAACTCCATGTCTTTGTTTTAAGCAACTCTGCTATTCCCTGAGTATCAGGCAGATGCTCTGTCTCTAAAACTTGTGATAAGTCAAATACTCGTGTACCCATTGGTGCTCGAGGCGTTATCTTTCTAAAATCCGTCTCATAGAATTTTTCCACAAAGAAATACCGGTGCTTAATTGTTCTTAAATCATAGCCATGTTCATCACCGTCTGCGATAGCCTTGAGAATTTTTTCTTTTCTTTGATCAGTTAAATCGCCAAATTCAGCTTCATATTGCATACCGTTTTCGGTTTCAATTGCTGTAATTCTAGCGCTGACTTTACCCACTGCACGTACACTCTTATTTTTATATAAACTCAAATAATCATGTGCTCTAAAACCACGTTCAGCATTATCATAGTATATGTCTTCGCTAATATTGAAATCAAGTGTTGTACCTGCAAGCTGCATTCTCATGTATTTCCATGAGTCAGATACCGCAATAAGACCATCGTTATAGCAATAATTTAGGTAGTCATCGAGTACTTCTTGCATATCATAATCCTTATCATCGATAACCTCTTGAATTGCATTTGCAATGCCTTCAAAGGTAGTATTTATGTGGATAACCGGATGGTCTTGTGTAGCATTATATTCTTTGAGTTGCTTTTCAAAGGTCTCTTTTTTGTCTTCTGCCATCAGTTCTGGTGCTAGAGTAATCATTACCTTATACTTTTCACCACTAAAGGAATTCAGATGCCTCATAAGTTGATCGGAATAAAACCAGTCGGACATCTTTGTCTCAACTACAATCTTGAAGCTCTCCTGAGTAATGGTTGCGTCAGGGATACTATCAACACTTTTCTCTTGTAAGTTAAATGCAATTTCCGGTTCAAAGGAATCAGAGAAGAATTCCGATTTCAAAAACCGAAAGAACTTATCAGAAGAATATTGATATAAACGAGATAACAACAGCATTGTATTAGCTGTAGCTACATTTTCTTTCTCATGGTATCTTTGGAAATAATGTATCTTCATAATTGATGGCCTCCATACCCCTTTTTCGCATTGCAAATAGTATTTTGAAATCTTCTTTGCATTTCTTCCTCTAAATCATTGTCGTAGTCCTTGGTGTGCTTATACATTGCTTTAATGAAATCATCAAAGTAAAGCACCCCATCATACCGGCTTCTGTTCTCAACAAAGAAATTATAGATTTCTCTGTAATAAACAATAGTATATTTTTCACCGCACGAAAACTTACTTAGGTCAATGCGATTGTAATTAGGTGAAAAAATAAAGCAGCTCGCTGTTTTATTGCGATACTCATCATCAGATGTAACAAATTGATAGTATTTTTTTAGCTGTGACTGTACTTGGTCACTGTAGATATCATGTCGGTCATCAATACCATTGATGCTCGATTTGATTTTATTTTCTATTACAACGGCATTATTTTTGTCAGAAATAAGTAGGTCAATGTTTCTCTTTTCTCTCTCAATAGTAAAATCTGTTTGTACCTCTATATTTAGAACCTCTCTTGCAAAACGGGAAAAAGCTTCTCTGTTTATATCAAAAAAGTAAGCTAACATATTTGAAAAAGCGAGTTCATTGTCTTCCTGCCTGATTATTTTTAGGAAATTGAAATACGGATCTTTTTGAAGTTCCGGCAATTCAGAAATTGCTTGTGTCGTATTAGCATCTTCCCACAACTCTCTGTTTTCAATTATCTGATTCAAATCAGCGAAAGAATCCGGCTTTTCATTTTCGTTGTAGAATTCCCTTAATGTTTGTTTGCCAAATCCTTTATTAGTACGGATGAAATAAGTGTTGTCACCACTTACAGATGCATCATCTGTAATATATATCTGATTTTTGGGCTTGATAACCTTATCTGCAACAAAGGTAGTATAAGCATTCTTTTCTTCTTGAAGACTTCCATGATACGAGTTTTCATTAAATAAATCTACAAGACTTATTCCGCCATAGGTCAGTCCTAATGCAACTTGTCCTTTATATCTCTCTTCTCGCGGAAGTTTGCTGTCGGCAAAATCAAGAATTGTAACCCCCTCTGCCTTGGCTAGTACTTTATATGTTTTCGAGGCAAATTTTCGTACCAACAGAATAGTTATTCTATTTTCTCCATGAGATAATTCTATTGTTCCTTGTGAATTGAGATAAATATAGTTTTTCCCATCATCTGCCTTATAGAGATTTATGATTTCATGACCTATATTATCGCCCTCTGACAAATATGCTCCAACATACATTTTGTTAATTATTATTTCACGGCTCATATGTGTTGGCTTTACTTTTACTGCGGTTTTTTGTTTATATTCAACCGGAGCAATGGTTTCATCTGACGATAGAAACAAGCGGAACCTTCTTAGATGAGACAAGTAACCACTAACAAGTGAATTGACATTACCGGTCGAGTTCTCAGAAAGAGCTTTTATCAATGCACTCTTTGCTTCAGTCTCAAAATCAGTAGCGTTCACCGCATTCCAGAACAGATCTTTGCTTCCTTTCCTCCAAAGGTAGAAGGTGTCCACATAAGCAGTATTGATTGTTGCTATCGAAATGTTCTGGCTATGTAGGAAGTTCTTATATAAAGCACGCAGTTCATCATACGGTAGAGCTTTAATTTTGTTAATATCCAAAGTCAAACCTCCTTTACTCAATACTGTTTAATCTTTCAAGCCACTTCAATATGCAGCCATTCTTGAAGAAATCTAATAATGCACCATCGCAAAAACGCTCAGCTCTTACTGCACCCATAATCAGTGCAAGAACACACTGTGCGTTCAAGTTTGAAACATCAGCATTTTCCATAGATTCTGAATCCCATTCAAGTCCGTTATCTTTGAGAATATCTCCATAACGGGTAAGCTCCATATCTTTATTGCTTTCTTCAAAGGCATAAACATCATCGATAAAGTTATGTACCATTTCGGAATAATCTACAAAAGGCATCTGTATCGGATGTTCCGGTGTTCCATCGTTTTCTTTATCAACAACCCATTCACCGATGCCATCCGCCTGAATTATAGGTATGTATTTCACCAAAATATCAAATCTACTCATCCTCGTCCTCCTCAGTTTCATCAATGCCAAATAACATCTGGAACTTATCGAAGTTATACGGGTATGAGTTATCACCATCAAATCTTACCGGTTTATGGCCATTGCTATATTCAAATTCCAACTCCCACTGTGTACCATCACACACCGTGTATCCGAAACGCTTAGTTGAATATCGTCTGAGCCATTCACCGATGTGAAGATCCCTAAGTGCGGCTATAAAAGTGTCCTTTGTAAATGACTCCTCGTTATCACCATCCAACAATAAGAGTGGTTCTTCATCATCCCATAATTTTGTATAGGCTTTCAATTCATCTGATAGTTCTACAACATAACTACGGTAGCCACCAAAGAAACCGCCAATGCTAAAGGTAATCTTGCAGATGGCATCCATATTTGCATCAAAGTCAGCAACCTTTTTTTCTGACTTTGTTAAGGTATAAGTTCCACCAGCTTCAGCAAAGGCTTGCTTGGCTATTTCCAAATATTCACGAGTCCAGTGAAGGCGTGTATCTTCACTCGGATGCATAATAGGTTTTACGCCATAGTCGGGGCTTTCCATTGTATTCTTAAGACGACCTATTTCTTGCTTAAGCCCACGTATAACGGTCAGAATCTGTTCTTTATTTTTTCCTTTAAGATGCTCTTCATAGTATCCTTCCGGGCTAATCATCATGTTAGGCCGCCTCCTTTACTCATTTCCTGTCTTTATTTCATTGCCATCGGGCAGAATGAAAGTCTGCTCAAACTTAACATTCATCACATCTGCTATGGCCTTAAGTTCTTCTAATGTAATAGTCTCACGCTTTAGCTTCTTCCCGAAGTTCTGTGGGGACTGGCCTAACCGCCTAGCCAATTCGGAAACGCTCATGTTCATTTGTTCACAAAGCTGTCGTATCATGTCCGAAGTTTTCATTATAATTCCTCCAAACCTCAATAGGAACATTGTAAACCATTTGGTTTCAATTTACAATATTTACACATTAATTGTTTTATAAACAACGAAACCCGCAACTCTGACAAGAGCTGCGGGTGATTTAGCATTACTTAGTTATTCGTCAATTTGGATTTCAATTCCGGACTTAAATTCAACTATGATGTGGTCGTCGTAAACCGTTATCTTTTCCAGGAGAGTCCTCACATAATCTTCTTCATATTCAATCAGCTCACAAGGCAGGTCGTTAAGAAAACGCATCAAATCATCAATTCGCTTTTTCAGATCCTGACGGGATGCCTGCTCATTTTGTAGGGCCTGCTTCTCATCGCGCAGCCTCCTAATCTCCAGACCAAGCTCATCACCGGTATTCTTTGAATTAACGGTTGCCATTAGCTCCTGCTGCATTGACTTCATTTGTTCATCAATCGCTGCAATCTGATTTGAGGTGACTTCCTCAAGGCTACTCTCGATATTCTCTCGTAAAAGTGGCAGGATTGCTTCCTTTTCACGGAACGCTTCGTTTATAGCCTTGATAACTACCTCCTGAAGCAATTTCTCGTGAACAGTTCTTGCCGGGCAATCAGGGCCGTCTTTTTCAACTCTGCTGACACAGCGCCAAACGGTGGACTTACACCCGCGATTGTTCCATTTAATTCTGCGGAAGATGTCGCCACAGTATGCGCAGAAAACTATTCCAGATAAAGCGTAACGGCCACTATAGATTCGTTTGCGCTTTGTGGTGCCTTTAGTAAGATTTGCGCGTCGTGCGATTTCCTCCTGTACCTTTAGGAAGATATCCTTTGGAATAATAGCTTCATGGCTGTCCTCTACATAATATTTAGGAACCTGACCCTTATTAGCTTCACGCTTCTTTTCAAGAATATCCACCGTATAAGTCTTCTGGAGCAAAGCGTCTCCGATGTACTTCTCGTTCGTAAGTATCTGCTTTATATTACTTTCATGCCATTTTTCATTACCCGCACCGTTTAGAATACCGTCGGCCTCAAGAGACCTTTTTATCTGTAAGAAGCTCTTACCGGAAAGGTACTCTCTATAAATGCGCTTCACGACTTCGGCTTGCTCTGGATCAATGATGAGGTGACCGTCTGCATCTTTGGTATATCCCAAGAACCAGTTGTGATTGACCTGAACTTTTCCTTGTTGGTATCGGAACTGCAAGCCCAGACGAACGTTGGCCGACAATGACTCACTTTCTTGCTGTGCAAGAGAAGCCATAATTGTCATGAGCACTTCACCCTTAGCATCGAGCGTATTAATATTTTCTTTCTCGAAATAGACGCCAATGTTCTTATTCTTAAGGGCTCTGGTGTAATTCAGGCAATCCACCGTATTCCTTGCAAACCGGCTGATGGACTTGGTAATCACCATATCTATCTTGCCGTCATTGCAGTCGTTAATCATGTGCTGGAACTCATCACGCTTCTTCGTATTCATTCCAGAGATGCCATCATCGGCATAAATTCCGGCTAGTACCCAATCCGGATGACTTTCAATGTATGAGGTGTAATGCTGGATCTGGGCTTCATAGCTGGTTTCTTGCTCATCGCTGTCAGTACTGACACGACAGTATGCTGCGACTCTGGTTTTCTGCTTTTTGTCGGTTGCTTTCTGTGTCCCGATGGTTTTCTTTGCTGGAATAACCGTTACATTACTCGCTAAGGAGATCATACCTCCACCTCACTTTCTATCAAGCTGTAGATGTACTCCGCCTGCTTAAATGGGTCAATGAAAATCTTTCCTGCTTTCGGCATAGTAAATTTTGTCGCTGGCTTGCATTCCTCTACCGGCTTATCCGCAAATACTCTACCAAGCCTTCTTTGACGTTTGATTCGTTCTGCTTCAGCTCTATCAAAAGTCTCCTGATCGATGATCGCAGGATAGTATTTATCACCAAGGTAGCGTTTATTTTGTAGCATTTTCTTTACACCTGGATGTAGAATCGTAAGCCCAGCGGCCTCTGCTGCAGCAACGTAGGCGAGGCCGGAAAGATAACCTTTGTAAATCATCCTAACCTGCTCGGCTTGAGCTTCATCTATAACAGCTTTGCCTTTCTCAATTTTGTACCCATATGGAATTGGCATAATCTCACAACCTTTCTCTTAGCGTTAATCCACACTTTAATACGAAACCTATTTCATATCTTTTGAAAACGATAATGTAATCAACATGCTCCTCAAATGCATCAACATCAAATTCAGAAAAAATCCTTGAGCTGTTGACGTACTTGATGAGTTTATTCAAAGCTTCAACATGCTCGTACTCATGATTCACCGAAGCATATAGGGCTTCTTTTTCATCACTTAAATTTTTAGCCTCAGCAAGAAGACCTGAATTCTGATCGTTGAAAACAGCTGGCTCTAAATATTCCTTTGCAAATAAATTCATAAGCTGCTGCCTTTTGTTGAAATTGGCCTCAAGAGCCGCTTCCAACTTATTAATTCGGGCGATTGCTGCTTCCTGGTTAATGGCTTTAAGACTTGTAAGTAGCGGCTGCAACAACACCTTCTTAGTAAATGCCAACTTATTGATCATATTCAAAAAAGCCACTTCAAAACTCTTTTCGCGTATAAACTGCATGCTACATTGGTCTTTTTTCTTAAGATGTGTGTTGCAAGCATAAGCGTAATATTTTATTTTCGATTCGCTATGAGTTCTCCTTTTCCATGTAGCACCACATTCGCCGCAAACAATTTTTCCAGAAAAGGGATAGCGGTTTTGATACTTTGCATCGCCTTGCTTGATTTTCATGTCTTTGGAGCGCTGGTCAATCATGGCCTGCGCCGCTTCAAAATCCTCAACACTGATTATCGCTTCGTGATGCTCAGTAACGTAGTACTGCGCCTTCTCACCATTATTGATATGCCTAACGAAAGTCTCATCGGTAAATGTTTTTTGAAAAAGCACATCACCTTTGTACTTTTCATTTCGAAGGATCGCATTTACTGTGCCCGGAGTCCATTCTCTTTTTCGCCTGGTTGGGATTCCTTTATCATTAAGATCTCTAGCGATTACATGACCGCCTTTACCAGCTAAACATTCTGCAAAAATGTACCTTACTACATCAACCTCATCTTCATTGATCACCATCAAGCCATCTTCGTTTTTGTACCCGTAAGGCGGAGAGGCAACAATGTATGTTCCGTTTTGAAATCTCTTCTCGATGGACCATTTTTCATTCTCCGAAAGGGAAATAGACTCACTTTCTGCCAAGCTGCTAAAAATCGTAAGCAGCAGTTCATTCTCCATATCGCCGGTGTTGATGTTTTCTTTCTCAAAGTAAATGAACACTTTTAGCTTTATAAGCTTTCTAACCGCTTCAAGGCACTCTGTGGTATTTCTTGCAAAGCGGCTGATGGATTTGATAATAATAAAGTCAATCTTACCGGCTTCACAATCATCGAGCATTTTTAGAAGTGCATCACGCTTGGCCATGCTTGTACCGGATATGCCTTCATCATAGTAAAGTCCGACATACTCCCAGTCGGGATTGCTCTTAATGCAGGTCTCATAATGACTTCTTTGAGCATCCAAACTGACGAGTTGTTCGCGACTATCTGTTGAAACACGAGCGTAGGCAGCAACACGCAGTTTTTTAGGTGCCTTCTGCAGTTTCTCATTTGCTTCAATCTTTGTTATTCGTTTCATTGTCTCAACCTCCTTTCTTGCAGTACTATACATCACTCTAAGTGCCTTATTTATCAAGTCTTTTAGGCCATAATCTCCGCTAAAAACGGAGAGAAAGTTTCGCGGTTTTTGGCCATGATCTTGTCAAATTCACTCTGGCTAATAAGACCCTTTTCTAAGAGCTTTTTTGTAAGTTTTTCTGCCACCAAATAATCGTGCTCATTTTTAAGTGAAGCCTCTGTAGGCTTTTCTGCTTCATACTTTATGGATTCAACGGCTTCTAATTTTGTTAATTTCATTCTCTCGACCTCTTTCCGAGGGAACATATCAATCAACACCCTCTAATAGTCCCAGGACAGAAATCAGCCGAATGAACGAAAAAAGCCAAAAAAAATAATGCCTACCGAAAGACGGATCTCTCGATAGGCATTAAACTGATTGTTATTCGCTGTATTTAATAAAGGCATCGGTGAAGCCAGCTGCCTTGACCTTGCTGAGCATGGCATCTGCATTCGCCTTAACAGAAAACGATCCAAGTTGGACTCGGTAATATTTCTTCGATGGGGTCGTCTCGACCGAAGCGGCAAAGGAAAGACCGGATTTTACATCGGCGCGGAAGGTATCCATCGACTTACCGTGTTTAGGAAACCAATGCAGTACATCACCATGATTGCTGGCGATACCTTGCTTATATCCTTCGCTATGGCAGATAATATCTTTTTCAGTAAGACCAAACTCCCTACAAAGAAATACACAAAGTTCAACGGCCTCCCGGTACACCTTGTTGAAATAGGTGCTGTCCGAAAGACCGTCCTCGCAAATCTCGAAGCCTATATGGGTATCATTAGCATTGCCACCAGCATGCCAGCCTCGATGGTTCCACGGCAAAGTCTGATATGTGGCGATTGTTCTATCTGCCAGCTTACCGATGAAGGCATGAACGCAAACCTGACGGCCGCCGGGCTTTTCTTGATTCCAATGATTGTTGTATTGGTTCTTTCCGAGCAAGCCGTCATCCGGGCCAACATAGCGCTTCAGCCATGGGTTATCTGCCCCAGTAGAGTGTACCATGATGCCTTTGGGAATTATTGTTTTGCCTGCTTTGAAGCAGGCATTATTCGTAAGTATTAACTTGCGTAAATTCATTAAAATCACCTCTAATTTACATGTTGGTTGTTGCAAGACTGACAGGGTATAGGTGGTAGGTAAACTTCAAATCGCAGAAAGCACTCGCCGATGTGCCATCACTTCCCATACTGATATACAGCCCATATCCAGAAGGCACTCGACTTTGACGCATTTGAATATGAATATGCAACCCAGCGTTTGAACTATCAGCACCGATAGGCGTGCTGCGTGAGATTCTGGTAAAGTTCACTTCATCATTTGAGATATATAAGTCTAGTTCTTTTTCGCTTGTATCCGATTGACGGCAAAGGGTAACCAAATGACAATCATAAGCCGTCGGATAAAGCAATCCGCCCTGTCCACCTATAACCACACTACCAATGGGCAATAATGTGTGCAAAGGTCCTCGGACACTATTAATACCGCCCGCTCCGGTAGCATTACCGCTTAACACATATCTCAAATAGCTTGCTCTTGTGAATGCGTTGATAGTAGCTGTTGCAGTAGAGGTAAGAGTCAATGCTGTTGTAGCATTTTCTGCTCTTTCCAATAAAAATAGACTCTCACCAGAAGGAATGGTAACATCACCAATGGAGAAAATTTGACTCGTCCAATAGGCTGTGCAAGACGGGTTTGATGATGTTCCTGACCCAAAAGCAATGTTCGCTACATCTTGGATGCCCCTTATAGCTTCGGCAAGTTTCTTGACGGTATTGCGGAGAGTGCCCTGGATTAACACTTGCACATTGTTTGCGGTTGGACTGCCCAAGGATGTAACAAATGTATAAGTTACCGTGCCGATTACTACGTTATTGCCATTGGCTATGCCATTAAATGTTATGGACGCTCTTCGGCTTATCATATCCGGTGCTGTGGCAGTTTCTATCGGATGCGAATGGTTCAGGAGAACCCCAGTCCGCATATACAGATTGTCGCGCGTATCTTCGACCAAGTCGTGTGTAGTGTTTAACAGATTATAAGTGAGATTTAGCAGATTATTTATCTCATCAATATCCAGTTCAGCTAAAGCAGAAAGCACTTGATTGAGCCATTCCTGTGCTGGCGGCTCTGGTGGTTCAGCGATACCATCTGCAAGGGCCTCCTGGACGATGGTCAGTATCCGAACGCTTTTTCCAACCACATCACCATAAGTAACCCTTATCTCCAGCTGACCGACACCGACTAGCAGTGTATCCGTTGCGCTGGGCGACCATGTAAGGACTCCATCGGCATAGGTAGCGATCACAGGGTATGCAATACCATCGGGTCTTTTATATATAGCATTTAGGGAAGTGCCGGGGTAGGTACCATCCAACAAACTGGAAACGTCAAACTCAAGGTGGCGAAAGTAATGTTCCCCTCGTCTACCGATGAACACTGTTGCTGCTTTAGTTAAATCAATCATATTCCATCACCTGATTTAGGGGGCTCATCATCACGCCCATGTAGCTGTTTTAGAACCTCCTTGAGTTTTTCAGGTATTGGTAGCCCAATATGTCCGGCATTTTCTAAAATAGACACACCTTCATTGCTCAAGTAGAAGAAAATTACTGCTGTCCGAAGGACACCACCATTGTCCCCAGTACTACCCAGTATCTGCGTATCAAGGATATGCGCCACACCCACCAATGTAAAAATAAGCACCTTTTTAAAGATGCCTTTCGCGCCGATTTCACTGGACAGCTTTTTATCTACAATGGCACAGAGCACTCCGGTCACATAATCAATAGCAACAAATGCTAGGAGCGCATAAAGGAATCCGTCCAGACCACCGAGAAACCACCCAAGAAAAGCACCAACAGCTGCAAAAACCAGCTGTATCCAATTCCAAATCTCTTTCATATGAAATACCTCCATTTCATGAATTTGTGTATAGAAAAACGCTCCCATACATTACGAGAGCGCTATTGGTTGTATTGTGTCTAAAGCTCCAAGATCAGGTCTTGAATCTGTTGCATCACATCCGCCTTTGGTCGCCCAGTTCCAATGGGCAACCAGGTTATGGGCGGGATATCAAAAGTAGACGAGGAATCAAAGCTGTTTACTATTGTAATAACCGACTCGATGGCTTTTCTAAGCTCAGTGATGTGGAAAGGCCAGTTTTTGATGGTGCTCTTTCCAGCAACAATCTCCTCACTCCAAGTCACCTGAGACAGATTGTAATAGCTCCGCACTGTATTTACAGCAGTTCGGAGCATCTGGATATGAATTGCCTTTACATGTGTTTCGTTCGCAGTGATCGTCTCAAATAGCGGTGGCAATACAGTAAAAGTACGCATAACCTCCGGACTTGACGACCCTATATCACTATCAATGCAGCGGACGGTCACAGTATGGTTCCCTGCGGCCAGCGCTGCCGATTGATACACCGTTTTTGCACCATTGCCCAGATAGCCGCTTACTGAAAACATCTCAGGGTGATCTACGCTGTTAATCCAAATACCCGCGTCGATTTTCACTTCTACAATCTGTGTTTGACCATCTGGCTCAATGCCCGTTGTTATCATGAAACGCGGGGTGGTATTGTAACTGGAGCTGCCAGATACGGGACATATGATTGCTGGGGCAGTCGGCGGACTATTTTTCTTTACTGTACCGCTTACTACATAGGCAGAAACTGCATCCAATGTATCGGTTACGCTGATACGGTAGCGGGTATACATTCCTGATATCTGAGAAGCGTTCGCTATATATGTCCCAGAGGTTGCACTTGAAACGACGATTGTCAGAGCCTCATATGCCGACCAGTTAATCCCGTCCGTTGAAGTTGAACGCTGAATGACATACTGCTTGATAGCGCTGGTTCCGGGTATCGTTCCGCTCCATGTAAGAGTAACGGTGCTGGATTCGTAAATGGCAGGAGCGGCGGTAAAGGAAGTCGGTGGTGTAGGCAGTGTATTTCTACGGACAGTGTTGCTGGAAACAGTCCAGTCTGAGTAGAAACTCTCCCCGGCTGCACCACGTGTTCTTACTCTGAATCGGCGGTAATTTCCACGTGTAGTCGGTGCACTGACAATTACACTGCCGCTTGTCGCTGAAGTTAACACCGTAGCCAGTGCTGTCCAGGCTCCCCATGTGCTGTTATCTGTCGAATCACTATATTGTATCTCATAGGATGTGATAGCATTTCCCGCACCACCAGCTGCTCCGCTCCATGAAAGGGTTACGTTTCCTTCGGCCAACGTTGCGCTTACTGAGCAAGCGGTCGGCGCTACGCAGGCAGTAATATCGCAGTAGATGCTGTTACTGATAACCTCTGAAGAGTAAACATCAAGAGTATCTATCGTCCAAATGCCAAATTGAGTATAGGTTCCTGGAATTCTTGATACATTTGGGTTGTAACTACCGCCGCTTGCCGAGAGTGTTAGAGTGGTAAGAACATTCCATGAACTCCATGTACTGTTATCAGTGGATGTTCTGCTGGCAATCTGGTATCCCTTGATGGCACTTGTTCCACCGGAAGCTCCGCTCCATGTCAGCGTAATGGTTTCGTCGCTATAGTTTGAGGGGGAAGCGACTGCAGTGGTTGCCGGACTTGGTACCGTATTTCTACGGACGGAATTCGTCGAAACCTTCCAGCCCGAATAATAGCTTGCTCCTGCAGTACCACGTGTTCGTACCTGAAACCTACGATAATTACCTCGCGTCGAAGGCGGCGCAACAGAAGCGCTGCCGCTAGTGGCCGTGGTAGTCACCGTGGTCAGTGCTGTCCATGCTCCCCAGGTGATGTTATCCGTTGAATCGCTGTACTGTATCTCGTAGGATGAAATTGTATTATTTACGCCGCCAGATGCGCCACTCCACGATAGTGTGACATTACCTTCTGAGAGGGTCGCGTTAACTGAGCAGGAAGTAGGTGCGCTGCAAGCGGTTGTCCGACTTGCCCAATTAATAGTTAGAACGATCTGGCTCAGGTCATCCCTTGCGCCAAAGCCCATGTAATTCAAGGTGCTTGAGCCTGCATCCATGAATAGGCAGTTGCTGGCACCACTACCGATGGAATCTATGAGCGCGGTAGAAATGGCGATATCTTTTGCGCCTTGTCCGGCGGAAACGGTGTAGTTATACCCGGAGGTAACCTTCGTGGGCCTGCTCCCGGACACACTTGTGCTGGAACTGGGTGCTGGCATGCCAGAAGCGTTTCCTGCATACAGCGTCATAGTTCTGGCGGAGCCCCAGTCACCCGCAGCTATTCTGACAAGGTGAATGCTGGCCGATGTTGGATAATAGTTTGCGTAAGTATTCCGGATGCTGGCAAGGTCAAACAGCATAGCGCCCACGTTCTCATAATTGTTAGCATCAGGATAAACCCCTTGCCGAACATAATCCGTTACACCTGCAATCCAGCTACCATTACGCCATGTACACGCATTATTTGCCTGATAAGTTGCCATAGAAATTCACCTCACTCATATACCGCTGAAACCAGCGAATTCACCAACCCACAAAGGTCGGTATTCAGACGGGTGTCAGTAATGTTGTTTGCGACTATTGATGTAGCGGCTGTAGGTACAAGCACATCTGCGATACCAAGTTCGTAGACGTCGCTGGTTCTTGTCAGCGCAGGGGCCACAGGCGTTGCAGCGGGAGTACCAACAACAACAGCAAGCTGAATGCTACGACTGATCTGACTCAAGCGGATCACAATCCGGTCAATGCGGGGATTGCTTCCGTTTGCAGTTGTCAGTGGTATATTTAAGACATCCGTATTCTCATAACGGTATCCGTTAATCCATGCGCTTCCTGCAGCCACATTCACAGCCAAGCCAATTGCTGGCGACACCTGTAGATTTGTTGCTGCCATATAAAAAACACCGTTGGAGACGAGGCTTCCGAAATATGCAGCAAAATCCGCAGCATCATAGACTCTGTCTCCGTCCGATGAGTTAAAAAATCCGCTTTTCTCCATACACTATTTTCCTCCTTATTAAACAGTTTTCGTATACTCTATAACCACATAACCTGTATATGTTGTCCGGTCATTGCCGGGTTCGACAACGACATTGGTTGTATCCATATACAGACCGATTTGCGAGGCAAAGTTGTTGTAACGAGCAAGTGGCAGCGGCAAGAATACGGTTCCGTTTGTCGCAAAGCCTGTTAAACTGACAACAGTGCTGAGGTTTGATATGCCATGAGCTACGCTTTTCGGTGTCGCATTAGTAAGTGACCCAAGATTCACATGTTTGCGATAAATCGTCTTACCATCAATCCATAAACGCCCTGTGTTTTGTTCTGTCGTAGAGTAGTCAGTAAACGCAGATGAAATTTTAGAAGCGGTAATTGTACGATCTGTGATCTTTACGCCGGTGACTGCGCCGTTTGCAAGCCTAGTCGTAGTTATTGGTTCATTATTGATGTTGAGCCAGTTCGCCTGCCCAGATAGGTTATTGAATACGAAAACAGAGATTACATAAAACGTCATAGTGTCCCTACTGATAAAGAAACCCATTGCTCGCTGATAGCCATAGCCCGTGTTATCTCCATTATGCTTTGTTAAAAATACGTGTCCGTTTTCACTTGGTTGGTCGCTGAACTTGTTACCACTGTACGAGGTGAAGTATAAAGTATCTCCTGGTACCATGTTGTACAAGGCATACTGACCGATCGATATGGTACCCGCACCTACAAAAATTTCGAGGGTAGGAAGCTTCCCAAACAGGTTGTTGAAGGTATCCGCGACGTCATCACCCTGAATTTTCGGGTCCACCTGCGTCAAGTCACCCAGTGTTCCTTCCACGACGCTTAGAGCTTCGGCAACTTCGGATATACCGGTAGGGGCCAATAGTGCTGTTTTAACCTCGCTCATGTCAGAGCGGACTTTCTGCGCTATAGTTAGCTCAGCCTTTCCAAACACTACGCTGATACTCTGCCCATCTGCGTCATATGTTTCTTCGATCTCGGTGATTCGCGTAGTCATGGATACGCCCCATGCCTTGGAGATCACTTTGACGGTCTGCCCAAGGTCGAAGTCTATCTTGTAAGTCAAGTTGCCATGCGGATTGACCGATGTGTCAAATGTATATCGTATTGCCTGCTCATTCAGCTTACTCTGACCTCGAAAAGTCAGAGTATTGACGTAATCTGTTCCAAAGTCCTCAGCCCGTAAGTCTTTGGCATCCACGAAGATTTCGCGGCGAGTCTCCCCAGAACCGCTTGTGATTGCAACAAATGTACGGTCTGCCCCTTCACCCTCACCACCGATGAGTGCGGTATTGGCGTAATCCGCTACGCTCTCTGTATATATCTGTTCAGTCAGATTCTCGTACTCCTTAGAGAATACCGCCTGGGAGTTGGACCCGTTATACAGCGTCACTGTAAAAATACCTGTAGCAGGAGTGAACACTGTCTTAATGCCAATATCCGAAGCGGCGCATAGTTCCGTTACTGAATCCATCAGATTCCGATATGATATCTGGGTACTAACAGGAATACCCAAGTTAGGAGACGAGAAGGATATTCCAGTAATCTGCCGGGCTGTATCAGTAGGGTTGATGAGATTATTATTTATCAGCTGCAGGGCACAGACAGAAAGATCTCCGGAAAGTATCTCGGTTTGCCACAAAATACGACGGGCGAGGAAAGAGGTAGCAAAGCGACCAGTCGCCGTGATAATTTCCTGCTCGGTCTGAGACAATTCCAGATGTTCAATAATCCCGGCTTCCTCATCATCGTTCTTCCAAATAATGTTCCCTTCTTTTAAGAGCGCGGTGTTCTCCTGTGTTGCAATGGCTTTTAGCTCAAATGAACCACACTGAGAGTAACGCCGTGTCCAACGCAGGTACTCAAAAGACTCCACAATACCCGTAAGCTCCCGGTTTGGATTGTAGATATATAATTGCATATTCACACCCCCAGAAACTGCGGACGATAGTAAATGCTAACTTCCAGCAGTTCCATATTGACTGAAGCATCGTAGCGCAAAGTGTTAATGCCTGCTGCAAGCTGGAAAAATACCGAATTAGTGTCCAGCAGGGAGAAAGCATTTGTTACCGCAGAACCGTTGATGCTGACTACTCGCTTACCAGCGAAATGGGTATATACACGAAGTTCATCTCCGGCATTCATTGTAGTGAGAAGGCGGATGTATTCCCCGGTATCAATATTTAAGAGTTCTGGATTCGACACCGTTCCCAGTGCCTGGAATACGATCTCACACCCACAGGAAACATCGCCGATGTTGTCCACCGTGATGATCTGACTGGGCTGGCGCATTCCAAACTCCATGCCACTCTCAGGTATTTCCAGTTCAAACTCGAATAAAGGTATCCAAGATGCCAGTTCCTCACGCACTTCATTAAGCGTCTCAAAGAAGGGAGACGGGCAAAGCAGACTGACAAAAAAGTTAGGTATGCGCTGCCTGGTGGAAACGGTAAAACCCGCTTCCTCTACAACGCAGGCAATTTGCCGTTCACGATAGATGAGTGTTCCATTCAGCTTAGGGCTAAATATCTTAAGGAAAAGCTGTCTCCATGCATAGGCATCGTCAGGTGTATCTGCTACGACTGTACCCTCCAGTATGATGTTTCGCATATCCAGTGTAGAGGAAATATAAAAAGCACCGTCCTGATCCGGTGCCTTGAAGGTGTTAACGGTCTGACGTATGTTGCCTGTGCCGTCTATCTTGGTAAGAAAATACGGGCGGCTTTGTTTGAGCGTGATGCTCCTGCCATCTGCATTAATATAAGTAAGTTCCATAGTCAAACCTCCTTTATAATTCAAGTGCCAGCTTGCGGGAGAGGTTTTTGAACTCCCGTGCCAGTTCTTTTTCGGACAGAGCCTTTGGTGTCACCACCGAGAGATTTTGTGTGATGCTTGTGCCGGTGGCACTGCCTTGTCCTGACAAACCTCTGTAATTCAAATCGAAATTTGTGGGTACCGCATTTTGCATATCCCTTGAAACTGCTGTCATTGCATCTTCAAAGCCCACACCGATGCCTTCGCCCATATTGCGACCAATTCCAGCAAATAGAGTTGAAGGGGAGTTGATACCGAAGAAGTTCTTAATCTTCGATACCACATTACCGAAAAATCCTGAAATCTTATTCCATAGCCAAGCACCTGCGTCTGAAATACCATTCCACAATCCTTTAATCAAATTGCCACCCACTTGGGCCATTGAGCTTATATAACCGGTAAAGGCTCTAACCAATCCTGAGATGATCTGTGGAACTGCCTTAACAACCTCCACAATTATCCTTGGCAGGTTTGCAATCAATGCCACAAACAGCTGAACACCGGCCAGGATGATCTTATCTATATTACCTACAATGGCATTTACCAGTGAGGTTATGATCTTTGGAATTGCGGCTACAACAGTAGTAATAATCTGAGGAAGTGCCTGAATTAGCGATATCAAAAGCCGGATGCCTGCATCAATAATCATGGGAATCGATCCAATGACTGCATTAATAATACTGTCGATGATTTGCGGGATTGCTTCCACAATTGCCGTAATGATGGTAGGCAATGCTGTCACCAGTGAAGTCAGCAATTGAATACCCGCATCGATAATCTCTGGAATGGATTCAATCAGAAAATCCACCAGTGCTTCGATGATGGGAGGCAAGGCAGAAACAAGCTGAGGTATCGCGTCTACCAATCCTTGCGCTAATCCTATAATCAACTGCAAAGCCGCATCCAACAGCATTGGCAGGTTCTCAATCAAACCTTGAACAATCTTTGTGACTGCCGAAACTGCTGCGGGTATGAGCTTAGGTAAAGCAATGCCAATACCCTCAACAAGCGCGGTAACCAGTTCTATTGCTGCATTTATGAGCAATGGAAGATTATCAATCAGCGCTCCGACAATTGTCATTAGAGCACTAACCGCCGCCGGGATAAGTTCAGGTAAAAGGTTCAAAATAGCCTCCAGAACCTGCTGGAATATATTTGTCACTAATTCAAGAAGCATTGGAAGCAAGTCTGCCACCGCTGCTAAAATTGCGCCCGTCGCTGTCGGTAGTGCTGCTACTATATTCTCTAAAACCGGTACGATATTAGTGACAACTGCCTCGAAAGCATCAACAAGATTCTCGGTCAGATTTGTCATATCCGCATTAGCATTGCCAAGTCCTGCTGTAAAAGAGCCAACCGCAGCCTGTAACAACCCAATCGAACCAGAAATGGTCTGAGTCGATTCTTTTGCAAAGTTGCCAGCATACTGCTCGGTGTTCTCGAAAAACATCTGCATTGCAACTTCGGCTTTTTCTGCTTGCGTTGCGGTATTCCAGGTGAAATCCAGACCCTTTGCGAGAGCGTAGGCTTGGATGTTGGTAGCGTTCATAGCAACACCGAGGTTATCCATCATGGTAAAGTTGCCTTTTGCAGCACCTGTGACAGCCTCCATCGCAGTAGACATATCTATTCCCATAACGGATGCCATGTCTGCGGCACGTTGCATGGCTTTTTCGGTTAGTTCAAGGCTTTTCTGTTGCTGTATACCGGAACCTTGGAACAACGCACCCATTTTGTTGGCAGTAGCGAGATACTCGCTTTGGGAGACACCGAGGTTTTTATAGGCCTCTTCACCGGTTTTCTGAATCGACGCAGCGTATGCACCGAAAACCGCCTCTGAACCACCCAGGTTTTGCTCCAACTCGCCAAATTGAGTGACCACTTCTTTGCCCAACTTAATTGCGGCAGCTCCGGCGGCAACGGCAACTGTGCCCATCGCCAAACCAATGCCCTTAAGTACGCCACCAAGTTTATCAAACCTGCCACCAGCATCTTCTGCTCTTTTGCCAGAATCGTCTAATTCTGCACCGAGGTTATCCGCTTCGATAGTGGACTGTGCAAGTTCACGCTCCATACCGTTGAGTTCAGCTTGTGCCTTGTTCAGCTGGATCTGCCAGTTCTGCGTGCGGCGGTCATTTTCACCAAAAGAGGAGGAGGCGTTATCAAGAGCAGCTTTAAGGGTGGAAATCTTCTCTTTCTGCGCGTCAATTTCTTTATTTAGAACCGCATTCCGAGCGGCAACCGATTGTATGGATTTATCGTTTTTATCAAACTGGCTGGTAACAAGGGTCATTTCGCTGCCGAGCACCTTAAATGACTGATTGATTTCAGAAAGAGCGTTCTTAAATTCACGCTCACCCTCAACGCCGATTTTTAAGCCAAAATTGTCCGCCATATCTTCACCTCCTCCTATATACCCGGCGGGATAATGTCATCAATTGTCCGGGTTTTCTTCGGCTTTTCAATTCCGTGCCATTGCTTGTGGCAGGTCCATAAATCAAAGAACAGTCCGATTGGCATGAGCCAGAATTCCTCCGCATCCATACCCATCTGAACTGTTCCATAATAAAGAAGCCGGGTAAAGACTTCAGCGTCCGTTACCCGACTTCCACGTTTTTTGGAGTTTCCTCCTCACTTTCTACATTGCGCTTTGTACCTTTGAACATCGCCTCGGTAATTGCATTTTTATATGCCGCTAAGTCAAGCGGTGAAGTGAGAAGTTCCACCTCTTCTTCGGAGAGCAAATCCTCTGGCGTGTTCTTATTTTTAAGGTTGCGAATTAAGATTGACTGGTTTGCCAGCAGTGTGATTAGCCAAACGATCTCGTCCAGGGCCATCTCGAAGTTCTCGGATTTCATGAGTTTTTCTCCGAGGTTTTCAAGCCCGCCATAACGACCGGCAATCGCTTTTGTCGCACGTGTGGTCAGAATCAGTTCATAGTCTTTATCGCCGATGTTGATTGCTGCGCTTCTCTCATTATCCATAGTTCAATCCTCCTACGGTTCCGGTGTGTAGACAGGCTCGTAAACTTCAGTGAACCAACCGGTTATAGTTGCAGAAGATACGCCTGCATCGCCTTCAGTGACCTCTGCTTTCCATGGATGTTTGCCCATGCCGTCCAATTTGTTCCTACGCATAACCGTTCCTTCGATGGTTGGCGTAGAGAAGGTGATAGAATCCGCCTTTGTCTGCAGGTTTGTTGCGGGTAGGCCAAATTTTACGCGATAAAGCCAAAAATAACGATATGTGCCGTTGGCCTTCTGCGCTCTGAAGCCTACAGCAACAGGTGTACCCACATTCTCACTGGCGGAGATCAGCACACCGTTGTCATCGGTTGATGCTCCGGTTAGATCTGCCGCGACAGTTGGGCCAATGTCATCCACGCCGAGGGTGAGCGTGCCGCTATTAAAGTCTTTTACAACTTCTGCAGCACCGTCGTCCGCATATAGAATCGCCTCAATTAATTCCACCGAAAGCTCGGCGGTAATAGCTTTAGCAAGCACCGAAGGTACAGCATAGGTCTCTACACCGCTAGAATCTTCGGTTATCTTTGAATAGTACAGTCTGTCAAGACCGATAGTTGCCATGTGTTATTCCTCCAATCCATAGTTTTTTGCCACATCAATGGCGTAATGGTGATATCCGGTATCGTCTTCGTGTCCGATGTACCGTCGTTCAGTCACAGTGAAATCCGCATTCAGCAAAGCCGTAGTGATCTGCCTTTTCCGCACTAAGTAATTGCCTCTTGAGAAAAGTGATATCCTCACTTCCTGCACATCAAAGCCGGGGCGGTTATCCGCGTGAACTTCAAAAATGTCCGTCAGAGGGGTAAAGACCAGATATTCGTCAGGTGGCACACCGCTGAACACACCAGTTTCGATAGGAATATTAAGTGGTTCCAGGACTTCGCTCAAATCTGAAAGTAGACTCATATCCTATTTACCTCCTCATCCAGCTTTGCTTTCATCGCTTCGATGCACGGCTTTCTACTGGTGCTTTTCGCTGGCTTTAAGAATGGTTTTGCCGGTTGACCCGATTTTCCGTATTCGATGATATTGGCTATCTTTGCATTGCTGCTTCCATCACGACGTGGTTCGGAAAAACCAACTTTAACGTTATGGTTGCCATCTCTATCCTGTAAAGCGGATGAAATTCCCCATGCAGCCGAAAGCTCGCCGGTGGAACGTGAAGGATACTTTGTGTCACGGCCAACCGCTGAATTAAGATTAGACTTTACCTTATCAAGCACAACCTCACCGCCAGCCTTAAGCACACGAGGGATAATTTCATCAGTTTTATCGTTCAACCGTGAAACCTTCTGGAGAAAGTCCTCCGGCATTTTCATAGTTACTTTAGCCACTGGACTTCACCTCCTTGGCGAGTACTTCAATGTACATTCCACGACCTTTGACGTCCTCCACCGAAGTGATTTCAAATCTTCCGTCTTCACAAGCAATAAGCATTGCGGTCGTAACATTGACACCAGGAATACAGCGGAAACGGAAAAGATCGGTGGCTTCTGAAAATGCGGCTCTGTTCGCCCATATTTCAGTACCGTGCCGTCCTTCCCGATATGCTTTGATGGAAGCAACAATATTGTCAGCCTCAGTGCTGAAACCCTCCGAGTCTTTTATAGTTACGGTCTCAATAATATCTATAAAGGTGTTCATCTTTCCAAAGCTCATAATCTACACCTTCCAATCCCGGTCGAGGCGGAGTAGCAAGTTTACTGTGTTCCAAACTTGTTGACCTGCCTGCGCGCTATCGGCAAAGAAACCAGCCGTCGAGCCATCTCTGCTTTCGTAGAAATGACTCGACAGCATGATTACTGCCTGTTCAGTAGTGGGCGGCATAGTGTTTTCAGTGTAATAACCCTCAGCAACATGTTGGTAGCTCTCCGCGTAGGAGACGGCGGCTTTGATGTAATGCAGCAGTAGGCCGTCGTCTGCATCATGTGCCAGGATCAGGTTCGCTTTTACTTTGGGGAGAAGATTATCTGTTGTCATGCCATCCGCCTCCTTCCGGTCCTTATTCGTCTGCCGCCATCAAACCCGCCGCTTTTAGCTTGGTGAGAAGGGCATTGAAATCCGTGACCAGACCAGCAACATCGGTGGCCGTGCTGTCCGCCTGATTCTCTGCAGCAGGAAGCCCCGTTACCGAGGCTCCCGGCAGGACTTCCAATGTGCCACCGATGATCCACTTTTCGCCGCCCTGTTCCATATAATTCTTTGAACTATAACTCATATGTCAGCCCTCCTTATGCGTGCTGCTGGAGAACCTTGATAGCCTCCGGCAGGATCAGCTTTCCGTCAACACGCTGGGTAGCAACAAAGCCCACTTGCCCGGTGACTGCATAAAGCTCGTTTAATCTCTTGAACATACGTCCCTGACGGTCGGCTACCCAGTAATAGCTGAAGTCACCAAACACGATGCTCTTGGCGGTCGCAGCAATAGTTGGCACATATGCCGAGGTGTACAGAGGGCGGTTCATGATGGTATCAGGCGTGCCTGCCTGAAGTGAAGGTTGCCAAAGGTACTGGCCCTGACCGTCCTTTAGTTTACGTATTGCCTTTACAGTAGCATCGTTCATAACGAATACAGCCCTGTTACGGTAAGGAGCCTTAAGTGAGTAGAACAGGTCGAGCACCTCATCCATGGTGATTGCTGTAGCACCTGCTGTAGTTACACCGATTTGGGCACCACCTGTAGCGGCAAGGATGCCAGTCGGTTTACCGGAGCCATCACCGGTGAAGAAAGCTTCCTCTTCTTTATTGCCGATACGTCTTGCGAACTCTTTGGAGATGTAGGCTTCGAGGTTGAACACGGAATCGTTCAGCAACTCCTCGGAGACTTTGATCAAGGTTGCCAGTTTATAGGCACTGATAGACACCTGACCGAAGCTGTCATCGCTCTCTGGAATAATGCCTTCTTCATCGACCCATGAAGCAGTACCTTTGGTAGCTACGACTGGAATTTTCCTATCACCGGAAGATGTGGTGATAACATTGGCCAGTGAACGGAAGATGTTCTCATCCTCGAGGGCCTCCACCAGCGTACGCTCAAACTCGTCAGGTACGAGATAACCACCCTCGGTGTCTGTACCTATTTGCAGGGCATTTCTTACGTTTACATCAAGTCCTTCTCCTGCACGGGTACGCATAGCATTCCAGAACGCTTTCCTGTATTCGGCGGATGCACGACCGGTTTTTTCTTCAGCTCCTTTGGATGGAGCGTTTGTAATGGGATTGCTGGTAGCTTTGGAAAGTTCCAAGTCGATAGAGGCCTGACGCTCGAGGCGCTCAATTTCTTTACCTAATGCGACGACGTCGTTTTCCATCTTCTCGTAAGTAGTGGTATCCTCGGCGGACAGTAGCCCATCGCCGCCACGTTTCGTATCAAGAAACGCCTTTGCCGCGTCCCAAGCCTTAGCGCGCTTTTCGCGCAATTCAAGAATCTTACTCATTGTAATTTCCTCCTTCAAATTAGTGTGAAATTAAAGAGAGCCGCTTTTCCAGCGACTCTATGGGGGTACCTGTTTTCGGTTTTGATTTTTTGGGTATTTTCCCAAGTAGGGAGTTGCACACAGCTGCACGGGAAAATATAAGTCCTTGCCCTGTATCAAGAGGGATACGATCTTCATCTTCCGCAAACATGATTTTGTCAGCGAAGCCAAGTTCAATGGCTTTGTTCGCATTCATCCAAGTCTCCGCATCCATGAGATGCGATAGCTTTGCGCGGGATAGCCCGGATTTCAGTTCATATGCGTTGATGATGCTTTCCTTGACCTCATCCAGCAGGGCTTTGGCTCGGAGCATCTCCTCACTGTCGCCGATAGCAATGGTCGAAGGATTATGGATCATCAGCATAGAAACGGGCGACATATATACATCGCCACCTGCCATAGCGATAACTGATGCCGCACTTGCTGCCAATCCGTCGATCTTCACGGTGACCTTTCCGGTATATTCCATTAGCATGTTATAGATCTGTGCAGCAGCGAAAACATCACCGCCGGGCGAGTTGATCCACACCGTGACATTACCGGAGCCAGCCATCAATTCATCTTTGAATAACTTTGGTGTTACTTCGTCGCCCCACCAGGTCTCGTCGGAGATTTCTCCGTTGAGATAAAGGGTGCGCTCTTCGGTGGCTTCATCTCGCACCCAGTTCCAGAATTTTCTCATTGGCCATTAGCCTCCTTTTCATAAAAATTGCCCGCCTGTGAAAGCGGGAGCATATTGCCGTTCACAAGATACAAGTCACCGCCTTCCTCAGCTGGGATGCGGTTCATATCCTCGAGCTCGCGGATGTCATTGGCAGACATCCATCCGTTTTGCCTTCCGACTGAATAACCGTTCATACGGCTCTGGTAGTCACCACGAAGCAATCCATCCAGATTAAACTTGATAAACAGCGACGTTTTCTCTGACGGTAGGATTAACGATTGCTGAAGGCTCTGCTCCCAGCGAACTACCCATGGATCGAGTGTGTATTTTACGAACTCCAGCGATTGTTGCTCGATGTTGGAGAAACTGGACTTCTCAAGGTCACCCACCATGTGTGGCGGCACACGGAAGATACGGGCGATTTCGTTGATCTGAAATTTCCGTGTCTCCAGAAATTGCGCCTGCTCCGGTGGGATACCAATGGCCTGAAACTTCATGCCTTCTTCCAGTACGGCAACCTTGTGTGCATTACCGCTTCCTTGATAGGCACTGTTCCAGCTATCTTTGACCCGCTGGATATCCTTGATTACACCGGGATGCTCCAATACACCACCGGGATTTGCACCGTTAGCGAAGAACGCCGCACCGTATTCCTCGGTGGCAAGCGACATGCCGATGGCGTTCTTGGCCATCGCTATGGGGCTATAGCCAATGAGTCCATCAAAACCAAGACCGGGTATGTGAAGCACCTCATCCTTGCGGAGCGTGACATAGCCGCCTCTAGGCTTTAGTCCGCTTTCGTCAACATCACGGTAATAGGTGTAGACCAACTCGCCGTTTTGAGCTCGGCCGACTTCCATCTTGTTTGGTAGCAATGGGTAAAGCGCAACAGCCTGGCCACGACCATTTCGAACAATCTGCGCGTAAGCATTGCCCCAAAGTAAAAGATGACTCATCAGTGTTTCTCGAAACACAAATGAAGTCATCTCAGGGTTAGGTTCGTTATGAAGAAGATAGTACAGTGGGTGCTGTGCGATGCGTTCCTTCCCACCATCCAAGCGGTATCGGTATACATGTAAAGGCAGTCCAGCGATTGCTTCGGCCAATATTCTTACGCAGGCATATACCGCAGTGGTCTGCATAGCCGTTCGCTCGTTTACTGTTTTGCCACTACTGGTGCCGCCAAACAAGAATGAAAACGCGCTGCCCACACGGTTTTGGGGCTTATCCCTTGAACGGAACAGTCCTGAAAACATACTCATAGTATCAATAACCCCCTTTCGTTGTAGACCGACTCGCCACCGTTACCGGAGCCGCATCGGATAGCACGGTCGAGCGCCATAATGGTTGCCACCGCGCCGTCGATTTTCTCAGTCGACTTTTCCTTATCCGCCTTTATATTTCCGGCAGGGTCGGTTCGGACAAATATGTTATCCATCATCCACCGAAGGACCGGATGACCTCCGTGAGCTATTTTCTGTTCCAAGGTCAGTTTCATCAGTTCTTTGGTCGGTGGAGACATATCTTTAAAGCCTTGGCCAAATGGAACAACCGTAAAGCCGAGGTTTTCAAGATTCTGCGTCATTTGTACAGCACCCCAACGGTCAAAGGCGATTTCTCGAATGTTATATTTTGTTCCGAGTTCTTCAATAAACGATTCGATGAAGCCGTAATGTACTACGTTACCCTCGGTGGTTTGTAGGAATCCTTGCTTTTCCCACACATCGTAGTTTACGTGATCACGCCGTACCCGCAAATCGATGTTATCCTCTGGTATCCAAAAGAATGCTAGAACTGTGTATTTATCCGCTTCATCTTCAGGTGGGAACACCAGAACAAACGCTGTTATATCCGTACTACTTGATAGGTCAAGTCCGCCATAGCAAACGCGTCCTCGCAATAATTCCGGATCAACTGCAAAAGCGCAGGCATCCCATTTGTCCATTGGCATCCAGCGTACAGCCTGTTTCACCCATTGATTAAGCCTGAGCTGCCGGAAGCTGTTCTCCTCGGCAGGATTTTGCTTTGCTGATTCAAACGCTGCTTTGACTTTATCCATGCTGACGGTGATTCCTAAAGATGGATTTGCCTTCTTCCATACTTTTGGATCTGTCCAGTCGTCCTCAGGATCGGCCCCATATATAACAGGATAAAAGGTGGGGTCGCTTTTTCTGCCGTTTATGATATCAAGGGCCTTCTGGTGTACCTCCCAGCAGATACTGTTTTGGTTGTCCCCGGCAGTAGTTATAAGAAAATACAGTGGCTGCATTCTTGCATCACCACTGCCTTTGGTCATAACGTCGTACAGCTTTCGGTTAGGTTGGGTATGAAGTTCATCAAACACCACACCATGGGTGTTAAAGCCGTGTTTGTTGCCTACGTCAGCTGAAAGCACCTGATAAATACTGCCTGTCGGTTGATAGATAAGCCGCTTCATTGAGTCGAGTATTTTCACTCGCTTGGATAGCGCCGGGCACATCCGTACCATATCCGCCGCAACGTTAAAAACGATGGATGCCTGGTTACGGTCAGCAGCGCATCCGTAAACCTCGGCGCGTTCCTCGTTATCTCCGCAAGTGAGCAACAGGGCAACAGCCGCCGCAAGCTCACTTTTCCCCATCTTCTTAGGTATTTCTACATAAGCTGTGTTGAACTGCCGATAACCGTTTGGCTTCAGGGTTCCGAATACGTCACGAATTATCCTCTCCTGCCAATCGATTAGTTCAAAAGGCTTTCCCGCCCACGTGCCTTTGGTATGTGAGAGGGCTTCAACAAAAGCAACGGCATAATCGGCGGATGACTTATCGTAGATCGAATCAGCCGACTTAAACCGGGTTGGTGTGTATTTCTTGAGTTTTCGTATATCCGCCGCCTCCTTCCGAACATAAAAATAGACCTGCATTAAGCAAGCCTTCTAAATCTATCTGTACGAGAAACAGAGCCATCTTCGGCACTGTTCCCTGTGTTTAGTTATTTATTTCTCTTCGCCTGTCAGAATGAAACGGGCATATGCACCAGTGTTATCAGCGAGGTAAACAAGCAACTCATCATATCCCTCTCTCATAGCGATTTCCTGCACCTTCGGCACATCGAACATGTTTGTTTCACCTGTTGCGCGGATGGCGAGAATCTGCTCCTTTATCTTCTTATCCATTTATGTCCTCCTTAGAATCCTCGACAGCCTCTTTTAGAATGTTGATGTCGAAGTCCGCACTCTTGTAGCCCTCTAAAATAACGCTGTAGTAATAACAGCTTGGAGTACCGAGCGGTCGACCTTCATTCATGATATACACCATAGTTTCTACGTTCTTTTTTCCAAGTCTGACTTTGACTTTTTCCTTTCGGTAGAGGAATGGGAAACCCTCGTACCGGTCGAGTGCCGTTTCGTCAGCCGGGGTAATCTCCCACAGCAGGCATGGCACTGTCTTGCCCTTAAAAGGTTCCACTGTCGCCACAGAGCCGCCGTGTCCGCCTCGAAACAATAACTGGTAGTCCTTCAAAACCACCGGCCCGACAGGCTTCGCTGTGGGGCAGCGATGCGCCATTTGCTCAAGGTTGAGATTTGAACCATAGGCGAGATAGAATGTTTTATTCATAGTCTTTGTCCTCCTTATTTTTGCGAGGCAACCGTTCAGGCTGCCCGAAATCGCCAAGCCGCCGAGCCGTCCAGGTGTGCGGTCAAGTGCTCTCGGCAGTTTGCGAATTCCTCGCCGATGAAACCGATGCGATTGAGGTAGGTCCGCATTGCGAACTTTTCATTTTCAGCCTGCGGTTTCTTTGCCGAGGCGCATTTCTGTGTGAGGGCCTGATGGTTGAGAGCAAGAGCGAGAACAATGTAGCTTCTTATCTTACCTGCGTGTAGCTCGCTGTTGAAGCCTCGAAGCTCGACCGTATGGTTGCCAGTGAAAAAGCTGTGCAGGTTAAGAAAATGGTATCGGCTTGAATGGTAGTGACGGCTGGTGCTTTCACTGTAGCCCTCGTACCAAAGGCTCTCGATGGCTTCCATCGTTTTCGGTTTGTGTCGGTTTAATTTCTCGACCAAGAGGCTATCCATCTTTTTGCAGTAACTCATTCGTTCAGGTGCTATCTGCAAAGCCTTGTAAAAAAGGTCGTTCTTGCTGGCGATGATGTTCACGAAGTTCCTAATGCTCCTCGATGTGTGGTCTGAGCCGTCAAGGTGTATGTGAATTCCGCAGGAGTTGTTTGCAAATCCACCGGCGTGGCGAAGCTGTCTGACCAGTTCCTGCAGCGTTTCAATGTCCTCGCGGTAAGTTAGGATGGGGCTGACCAACTCTACGCTATAATCGCGTGTGGCAGCTACCTTCTGGCGTCCTTGTTTCTTTTGGCAGGAGATGCTGCTGTCGCTCATAAACTTCCAAACCCGTCCATCTCGGGTCGTTATCTTCTTGGTGTCGTAATAATCGCCTGTGTGTATAACCGTCCCGTTAAGGAAGTCGGCAGCTACTTTAGCCGCTTCGTTTCTTGTGATGCCTGTAAACTCAATCTCAATCCCGAATTTGCTTGTAAACATGTGGTTTTCCTCCTGAATGTGTATGTTTTGTGCTTTCCGCATGTACATATATCACTCTAAAAGGCTTATATAGCAAGCGAAATTCGAGAGATAAAACACATCAATTTATGGGTGTGTTTCTGCAAAACAGATATCACTAAAGCTTTCGTACCGCATCCTCTCCGTACACAACGCCGAGGGAGGACCCGATATCCCAGGAGCAGAAAATTGTGCCCGTGTCGTCCACGAAGTCCACGGTTCCTTGGTCGCCGGGCCTTAGCTTGGAATAAGGATCATTCATGTGTACCAACTCTACTCGTGTGCCAGACGGATACTGCTTACGGAGACGCTCCACTGTATCTTTCGAAGGAAAGTTATTCATCAGCCGTTACCTCCTCAGCTTTAGGCGGAGCGCCGTTCTTAAAGGCGCTATTACCTGATAGGTTCTTTAGCAGAATTTTGCGTTCCGTTTTGTATTCAGAGCCCACGAAACCAAGCCGGATGAGGAAGCAGCGAAATGCGTACTTCTCATTTTCCACTTGCTTTTCGGTAGCATTGACTCTTTGCTGTGTTTTTGCCATTTCGCAAAGGGCAGTAATAAAATGAGTGTAGGCTTTGACCTCATCTGAAGTTAGCTCACCTTGAAACCAAGGGAAACTGATAGTTTCTTCACCTGTAATGATAGTGCTGCAATCAGTACCAAGAGCTTTTTGGATTAGGGACGATTTGCTTTCAACCAATCGCTTGAGGTTTTCAAGAGCCATATCGGTAAAAGCCGACTTCGGCATCTCGATGGTCAAACGGTTAGCTTCGAACGCATCCCCTTGCTCGGGTTCCTCGTATGCAGGGGGCTCCTCGTAATCGCAGTAAGGGCTGACCCTGCCACCAAGAGCGGCTTCGTATGGAATTTGAACATCCTCTGGTACTTGTTCTGCTTCCGGGAGTGGAGTGTCGTATTCTTCTGTAATAGCTTTGAAGTCGTGCAATCCCTGCAGGTCAGCAACCAGTCCGGGATTGTCATCTCCTCTGAGTATCCCGTTCTTGTCAATATGGTAGCCGCCTACCTCGTATGCGAAGGTTGGTGCACCGAGGTATTTTGTCGGAGCATTTAGTTCCTGACTGATTGCGCCTACCAGTGATTTTCGTTCTGCGCCTGTTACATTATAATTAATCTGCATTTTTCATACCGCCTTTCTTTTTCGGTACTACATATATCACTCTGAACGCTGTAAATAGCAAGTCGATTCAAGCATATTTCTGTAGGGAAACTGTTCCGATTAATCGGCGGTGTTTTGTATGGATCGGAGTTTACTCCTCAGCATTTACTTCTGGCAGATCACAATACCTATACTTCATACCATCTCTTAAAAGAAATACACCATCTGCGTTTCCGGCTTGCTCGATATACCTTTTTATAATGACATCGCAGTACTTTTCATCCAATTCAATGGTGTAGCAGATACGCTCCGTCTGATCACAGGCTATGAGCGTACTACCTGAACCACCAAAGGGATCGAGCACGATGCAGTTGGTCAGGCTTGAGTTGAGGATCGGGTATGCTACCAGTGCCACGGGCTTCATGGTGGGGTGGTCACCATTCTTCTTCGGCTTCTCAAATTCCCAGATGGTGGTCTGCTTACGATCGGCATACCAGTTGTGCTTTCCTGACTTCTTCCAGCCGAAAAGAACAGGCTCATGCTGCCATTGATAAGGTGAACGGCCGAGAACAAGCGACTGCTTTTTCCAGATGCAAGTACCGGAAAGGTAGAAACCTGCTTCAGAGAATGCCTTTCTGAAATTCAGACCTTCAGTATCTGCATGGAACACATAAATAGAAGCATCCTTCGCCATTGCCACTTCGGTGTTCTTAAACGCCTCAAGCAGAAAATTGTAGAATGCTTCATTTCCCATATTATCGTTTTTTATTTTACCAGCCGATCCTTCATAGTTGACGTTGTACGGAGGGTCGGTTACAACAAGATTTGCGAGTTTCCCGTCCATCAATAGAATGAAAGTGTCAGCCTTAGTAGAATCACCACAGACTAGCCTGTGCTGCCCAAGCATCCAAACATCGCCTTGCTTGGTGAGTGCGGGCTTTTGCAGTTCAGCATCCACATCGAAGTCATCATCATGAATACCGTCCTTGAGCGAATCCTTAAAAAGCGCATCAAGTTCGGCAGGCTCAAAGCCGGTGAGGGACACGTCAAAGTCCGCTCCCTGCAAATCCGCAATGAGGAGAGCCAGCTTATCCTTATCCCAATCACCACTGATTTTATTGAGGGCGATGTTGAGTGCCTTTTCTTTATCCTCATCCATTTCAATAACCACACACTCGACTTCGGTGATGCCCATATCAAGCAGCACCTTCAAACGCTGGTGGCCACCTACAACACGAGATGTGGTCTTATTCCATATAACAGGTTCAACATAGCCGAACTGCTCGATGGAGCGTTTCAGCTTTTCGTATTCCGGGTCACCGGGTTTCAAGTCTTTACGAGGATTGTAGTCGGCTGGAATCAATAGCTCAGTTTTCAGTTTTTCTATCTGCATATTTCTCAGCCGCCTTTCTTAAATTTGTGTACATGTTTACATCCTCCCACGGGAACAGACAAGAATTGAAATGTCCATAAACAGCCGTATCGGAGTAGATGGAATTTCGCAGCCTTAGTTTTTCGATGATTGCAGCTGGTCGGAGATTAAACACCTCCTGCACAATATGGGCAAGCTGCTCATCGGTGAGTTTGCTAGTACTAAAGGAAGTCACGTCGACTGCCACAGGGTTTGCCTTACCAATTGCATAAGAAAGAGCGACCTCACATTTCTCTGCAAGACCGCTCCATACGATGTTCTTTGCAATGTATCTCGCCATATATGCGCCGCTTCGATCAACCTTGGTTGGGTCTTTGCCGCAAAGGGCACCGCCACCGTGGGATGCAAGGCCGCCATAAGTATCAACCATGATTTTTCTGCCGGTTAAACCTGTATCAGCAGCGGGACCACCTTCGACAAATCTTCCGGAGGGGTTAATAAGAATTTCAGTATCATCATCTAACGGGAAATCTTCAAAGCACTGCCAAAGTACATTACTCCAGATATCCGATTTCAATTCTTCCTTAGTCTTGCCCTTATCATGCTGGACTGAAACTACAATTGTTTTTACACGCTTGGGCTTGCCATCCTCATATTCCACAGTAACCTGTGCTTTGCCGTCAGGTAGAATACCCTTAATGAGTTTTCCTTTCCGGCAGTTGTCAATGCGCTTTATGATGCGATGGGAAAGCACCAGTGGGAGGGGCAGGTTCTCACGGGTTTCATTGGTTGCGTAACCGTAAACCGTGCCTTGGTCACCAGCCCCCACAGAACCGTATGGATCATTGATACCATTTCTTGCTTCAAGTGCATTATCTACACTCGCCGCAATGTCTGAGCTTTGATGGTGTACGAAGACAAATACTGTGAACTTCCACGGATTATATCCGACCTCACGAAGTACATTTTTTACGATGAAGCGGATATCCACTTTACCGCTGCAGGTGATTTCGCCCGCCACGATAATTTTGCCTTTGGTTGCCATGACCTCGCAGGCCACGCGGGAAGATTTATCTTTACGCATACAAGCATCCAAAATATTGTCAGCAATGAGGTCACAGAGTTTATCCGGATGTCCCATGCAGACACTTTCCGCTGTTTTATAAGTAATCATATTTTCCTCCTATCTAATTTATTTTCCCCGCCTTGCCATGAGCAGACGTTCCATTACATCGTCCTGCGGGCTAGCGCCGTTGTATTCTCCTGTACAGTTTTCTTTAACAATCTGGAAAATCTCCATCCACAGCCGATTGGTTTGGTTCATGTAATTCTGGCCCATTGCCACATAGGGGCTTTGAATGGCATTACCTGTAGTCGGGTGTTTTGCTAAAAAGCCATATTCTGTGACTGCTTCCTCACATTGAATCCAACGAGCCACGCTCATGGCGTAGCGTTCCAACAACTGCGGCGATACGAGAACAGCACATCCACGTTCGTTCAGCCACTGCCATGTGTTTCTGTAGATTTCTCCTGCAACCAGGGCTTTGCCGTCTTTTTGTATAGCTTCAAGCATTTTATTTGGCTCAGGCATTTCAAGTCCTTTTAGGTCTGCCGTATCCTTAAATTCCATCACGGTCAGTTTTCTGCCTCCTGGATTGCCTTCGGCTATTTTATCAGTCAGGGGCTTCTTTTTCGCACCTGCACCTACACGAGCGCCGCCTCGATTTGTACCGTCTTTCGCCATATTTTCACCTCACTTAGCAGGGTTGGGGCTATTCCCTCGTTTGAAACCGCGTTTTTTAACACGAAGCCCCACGCCGCTGTCCGCTTTAAAAAGTTTTAGAGATTTGACCGCCCCCACCGGTCACCGCTCTCTGCAGTAATTCTAGAGTGGCAGGATTTGCAAAGAGCCATGAGATTGCTCTTCTCGTTACCACCGCCTTTGGAAAGCGGAAGGATGTGGTGTACCTCTTCGGCAGGAGTGAACTTGCCTTGCTTCTCACATTCCTCGCAGAGAGGATGCGACTTGATGTAGCGGTCACGGATACGCTTCCAAGCACGACCATATCGCTTGTTTGAAGCGGGATCACGTTCGTACTGGTTGTATTGTTTATCCATTGCTTTTTGATGCTCGGCACAGTATTGCTCGCGTACAGCAAGCCGACCGCAGCCGGGGTAAGCACAGGGACGTTTAGGTTTGTAGGGCATTGGTTCACCTCACTTTCAGGGCATAACAAAAGCCACCGCAGATCTCTCCACGATGGCCTTTGGAATTCAGTTTCTCTATTGTAATAGTAACACACGAACAACACTGACAAACAGTGACATTCACTGACTTGTTTCAGGAAGTTTAATCAGTGAAGTGGCAACATCGTGCAGTCGATAAACGTGGCGTACATTATAACCCAGGTCCACTGCAATTTGTTCCCACGATTTAAAGCATAGGTATCGCAGCTCCAGGAGTGTCTGGCACTCCAAACTGTCCACCGCTTTTATAACTCCTATTATTTCACCCTTTAAATCAACAAGGCGATCAATATCTCTGTTGATCTCGTTCTGAAGATCAATGATTTTACAAATAGCGTCGGCCATCATAGATGTACCATGATTCGGATTACGTGGCATCCCTGTTAGCGTGGTCGTGCATTTGGCTGCCAGTTCATTCAACGAAGCAACCTGCTCCAGCTTGCTGTTGATACGCTGGTCCAAACGATAGGCTTGGGACAAATATTCTTTAGCAGTCATAGGCGGACCACCTCCAGTTTTTCTCGTACCTTGCGCATTAAGAGGTTACCATCAAGATCAGTTAGTATCTGATACCAGCTGGAACAGAAGAAGCGCTCAAGAGATTTAACCTCAGCTTTGTAATCATTTTTCTCTGGGTGACGGCCCAAACGCTGTAAGGCTTCCCGGTAGTCCTTGACTGCCTGTACTATAATCGCATTCGCTAAACTTTCATATGGTTCCATATCGCACCTCCAAGTTTTTGTTTCTCGGATTGGCACGGATTGTCTCTATTTGACTCTCATTTGCAGATCAGCTTTGACAGCTTCGATAAGCGCCGACTGGCTTTTGTCCTTTAAGGAAAGAGCCCTCAAGACACGCTCATCAATAGTGCCTTTGGTAACGATGTGCTGCACCACAACCGTTTCAGCTGTTTGGCCCTGACGCCAGAGCCTAGCATTTGTCTGTTGATATAACTCTAGTGACCAGGTAAGACCGAACCACACAATACAAGAGCCACCAGCCTGAAGATTTAAGCCATGTCCTGCAGATGCCGGATGAATTAAACCGACTGGTATTTCCTTGTTGTTCCACCTTCGAATACTTTCAGCGGTATCAAGCTTAGAAAATAGAACCTTTATGTTATGAAGCTTTTCTACGATTCTTTCGTAGTCGTGCTTATACCAATAAGCCACAAGTATCGGCTTTCCGGCAGCAGCTTCAATAATGTCTTCCAATGCATCTAGCTTCTGATTATGAATGACCTGAGCTTCACCGCTATCGTTATAAATGGCACCGTTAGCCATCTGACAGAGCTTGTTGGAAAGCGCTGCAGCATTTGCAGCAGTAACCTCACCACCAGGGATCTCCAGTACAAGGTCTTTTGCTAATTCGTCATAACGTTCTGCCTCTTTTTCAGAAAGCATAACCATGTATTCACTACTAACCAGTTCAGGCATCTTAAGATAATCCGTAGACTTCATTGAAATTGTAATATCGGAAATTTTCTTGTAAATGCATTTCTCCGCTCCCGGAAGAGGCTTATAACTGTAAATAATCTGGCCATTTCTTTTATCCGGCATGAAGTAGTTGTTACGAAACGCAGTTATGAACCTTCCAAGTCTTACACCCATGTCAAGCAATTTGAACTCTGCCCATAAATCCATTAGTCCATTGCTGCTTGGTGTTCCTGTCATTCCAATAATGCGCTTTACTTTAGGACGCACCTTCATAAAAGACTTAAAGCGCTTGGCCTGATGATTTTTGAAGGAAGAAAGCTCATCAATTATAACTGTATCGAAATCAAACAGAAGTCCGCTCTCATCAATGAGCCATGAAAGATTCTCTCGATTGATTACATAAATATCGGCTGTGGCCTTTAACGCTTGAACCCGTTCAGTGACACTTCCTACTGCAACAGAAACGATCAGGTCAGATAGATGATCCCATTTTTCAATTTCAGCTGGCCAGGTATCTCTTGCCACTCGAAGTGGTGCTACAACTAACACTTTATGGGCTTCAAAGAAATCAAACAGTAGGTCATTTATTGCAGTAAGAGCGATACTTGTTTTTCCTAAACCCATATCAAGCAGTACTGCTGACACCGGATGAGATTCGATATAACTGATAGCGTATTTCTGATAATCATGTGGATTGTACTGCATCTAAAATCCCTCCAATCTGACTCTCGTCGTCTAGTACAAAAACTAAAAAGCCTAATGCTCTAAGCAATTTGTGCCTTGCAATCTGTAATGGGCGCGGGCGCTTACCAGGGGACTTAACCTCAACAAAGGCCATCTTTCCTTCAGGCATTAGAAGAATTCTATCCGGCATACCATCAAAGCCCGGAGATACAAACTTCACTGCCAGCCCGCCACGCTTTTTTGCTTCCAAAGTTAACTTCTTTTCTATTTCTTTTTCTCTCATCGCTATATCTCCATCAAAATTGGTGACGGTCTGTGAAGGTCTACTCATAAACCTCTTATATAAAGAATTTTTATAAATTTTTCTCTAATGCGAAGTTCTATATATGACCGTAACTGACCGTCACCATATTAGGTCAGTGCTACTCGGTGCAACTCAACTTAGAAACTCTTCCTCTTTTAAGCGCACACCATAAATGAAGCTACCTGTTTTGGTCTTTTTGCGTTCAAACCCAGCAGTCTCCAAAGCAGTATAGAAATCTGTTGTGCTTCTTGTGTACTCACCGTTGCGCCCACAATGTGCACGGTATTCCTGATAAAACTCACCGGATTTTTGCTGGTATGTCTTATCCACTTCGCAACAATCCTCCAAAAAGGAAGCAAGCCAGTCATTATTTTCTCTGTACGCTTCAATGGCCTCCTGAACACATGCGGGAACACTGAAATGGTAGTTAGCCTCAATAGCTTTCTTTGCACCTTCGATGATCCAGCTCATGATGTACGAGCCTGCATTCTTAACAAGGTAGTCGGCGTAGTTTTTGATGTCGCTTTTATTCTCAATTCTTGCATTAAAGGGAATGACGATGAGACGTCTCCAGGTGCCATCATCATTGGCACCGACTCTGGGAAGATGATTCGTGTAAAGCACCAGTGTATGAGAAGGCTCAAACTTGAACGGGTCCTTATACTTTTTCTCAGCTTCGATTTCATCCGTAGAGCTAAGCTGTTTAACAATTGAAGTGTTGAGGCGCATACCCTCTTCAAGCTCGGAAGCAATGATGAGGCGTTTGCCCTTAAGCTCTGCCATTTCAGGTTTTACGTTTCTGCGGCAACCAACTGTAAGTGTATCGGCTGAGATAGCACCACTGTAGGAGCCGAGTACCCTTGAGATGCTGTTCCAGAAGGTTGATTTACCATTGCGGCCTCCACCATAGGCAATGATGATAGCTTCGAGATAGACTTTACCGATTGCAGAAAGGCCAACAATCTGTTGAACGTAATCAATCAGCTTTTGGTCATTACAGAAAAAGGTGTTCAGAGCATCTAACCAAATTTGCTCACCCTTATCTCCCGGAGAAGCAGTTGTTTGCTTTGTAATATAATCCGCTGCATCTGGAGCACGACCACCAGCCAGACCCTTGCGAAGGTCAAACGTAACACCCGGTGTATTAAGTAGGAACTCATCCTTATCTAAGTCGCTCACCTTGATTTCCAGCATTGGCTTTGCAGCCTGCAATGCTGAGATGACATATTTCATATCCCTGCGCTTCATTACAAAAGTTCTATACGCAACAGCCGACTGATACTTCTTAAGTGCCTTTAATGGATCTCCTGAAAGTGAAGCTTCATACTTTTTACCGCCAGCAAGAATATCTTCTTCCTTTTCACCCAAAGCAAATAAGGCATTAAGGGCGCTTTCCACCTCACCGAGGGCATCTTGAAGCTGTAAATCGAGGAACTCTTCCATTGCACCAACCGACTGCTGTCTTGATTCCATCCAATACTCACCGTTAAAACGAAGATAATCTGTGGCATCGGTGTAGCAGAGCTCATTGCCATATTCACGAGTCAACACCTTTGCCTGGCCAATATCAGAAAAGTCGGAAGGTCTCAGCGATTCAAAGTCAGAATTGTAGTCATCTGGAGGAACATACCCCTCCTGACCTTGCACCTTCCTTGCAAACTTAATAGCACTATTCCAGATAGCAGTAAGTTCTTCATCGTCCATAGGAGGATCACATTTCTTGGTTTCTTCCAGAAAAATCTCATGGGCCTTATCTGTGCTGCCGTATCTCTTTACAACGCGGCCAGCAAAACGAGACAGAGTATTGTTGCGTTGACCTTCAGGTATTGAATTGCTGCAACCTATATTTGTAGGTGCAGAAACGTTCTCCAATAACTCATCAATCGTTAGCCAGCCTTCATGCCAGATAACTTCGCCGGTATCAGCCCCATAGATAAAACGTGCTGCATCCAGAGCGTTATCATCAAAGAATGGAAACTGAGCATGGATAGCTTTTTTTATAGCCACATATCCTTCCGCATCTGTTAGCTCTTCTATAGAAAAGTAAACATGGAACTTGGGTCTTGCTGTTTTCCCATCTTTAGAAAGCATGTTATGGCGGCTGGGAGCAATCGCATATGAAACATCCGTTAAAAGCTCATCCAATGCCTCTGGCGTTATCCACTCATCCGGATTTTCGGTATGGTCATTATCACAATCCATAACGATGACATCAGACTTTAAGAAATTATCTGCACTTCGGTAGTTGTTCTTATACTCAGCACAAACATGATCGAGTTTCACCGCTTCCTTCAGTTCATCTTCCGAGGTAACAACTCTTTTATTTGGATAGAGGCAGTTCTTCTGATTGCCGACACAGTTTGCTGTACAAATTGTTAGTTGCATGTTTCTACCTCCTCCATATCCTCGGTAAAATAGCGAATAGTCATATGGCGCTTCTTAGCTTTATCAATCTCCATCTGCATGCCCTTCGTGATGTTTTCACCAAACACCCACAGCTCATTGCATTTACCTAAGAAGACAACATCCATGAACAGTGCAAGCTCGCGTTCCACAGGATCATCATCTGAAAGATATAAAGGAAAAAGCAGGTGTGGCGCAAAGGCGATAGTGTTTCTTTCAATAACAGCGAAGCGACTATAAAGTTTAGCCCTTTCAGTGTTTCTCTTGATATCACCCGCATATGGTGAGCAGATATACACCAGCGGCTTGAATACCTTGTCTTCCTTTTTAATGTTTATCAGCGCCTCGTATGCGGTAGGGTCGGGATAGCCTTCACTGTTTTTCTTGTCCACTCCGCCGGTACCATATTTACATCTCATCTGTTCGTTCATAAGCGAACCTCCTTATTAAGATTCGAGCGGCATAAAAGTCCCTCTACCAGTCCCAGGACAGAAACCGCCGCTTTGAACGAACTTTTGAAAATAAATTTTTCCTTCCTTATATAAGTGACAGCAGACCTAAAAAATCTGCTGTCTTTTTTCGTTCATTTCTACTCTAAGTGTCCTGGGATTAGTGAAGGACATGAAAAATGTGTGGCCTGAAAAAAATCTCAAAAGATTTTTCGTTCAAACCACACAAAACTGTCCTGGGACTATTAGAGAGGGAGCACTCCTCTCGGAAAGGGAGGTAACACAATGCAGACACAGACGAATGTAGAGGCTTCAAAAGATCAGCAGTTTGATGAAGAACTTGCTGACACCCTCACAGCCATAAGCGTTGTATCCAAGAGACTGGCTCAGAAAATCAAAGCCTTGTCTGCAAAGGAACAAGAAAAGAAGGAAGGAGGTACTCCAAATGAGCAAGATGAGTGAACTTAGTCAGGTTCTTTCTGAACTTAGGGACTGCGGCAAGACTCTCATTAACATTGCTGACTCGCTTACAGAGATTTTCTCAAGTACAAATGACGAGCCTGAAACTGTTATGGAAGCACCCGCAATACCGACAGAGGAACCGAAACCAGAGTATTCGTTCTTAGATGTTCGCAAGAAGTTTGCAGAAATGTCCAGAGCCGGATACACAGAAGCGCTTAAGGGACTTCTGAAAAAATACGGTGCGGAGAAGCTCTCCAGCGTAGACCCGTCACAGTATGCCGCATTACTTGCGGATGCGGAGGCAATTAAATGAGCGTAAAACATGCACTGCTTTCAGCTTCGTCCGCACACAAGTGGATTGCTTGCCCACCATCGGCGCTACTTAGTAAGAAGTTTGAAGATACGTCCAGCAGCTTTGCACAGGAAGGCACTGATGCCCATACACTCGCACAGTACAAGCTTGAAAAATTGCTGGGACTTAACACAAAGGACCCGACTGAATCTTTAAGCTTCTACGATGAGGAAATGAACAGCCACGCTGAATACTACGCAGCCTTTGTAATTGAACAGCTTGAGAAAGCAAGAGAAACCTGTGCTGATCCTCAGATACTTATTGAGCAGAAACTCGACTTCTCGAAATATGTCCCGGAAGGTTATGGTCATGTTGACTGTTTGATTATATCAGACGGCACTCTTACCGTAATTGACTACAAATACGGACTTGGAATCAAGGTATCAGCGGAAAGAAATCCACAAATGTTCTGCTATGCACTTGGAGGTTTGGCTCTTTTCGATGGCATTTACGACATCGACAATATCCACTTGATCATCTATCAGCCTCGTAGAGAAAACATTAGCGAATACAGCATCTCAAAGAGCGAACTAATCAAGTGGGCTGAGGAAGTATTGACTCCTACTGCACAGCTTGCTATTAAAGGCGAGGGCGAATACAAGGCTGGCGAGCACTGCCAGTTCTGTAAGGCTAAAGCAACCTGCAGGAAGCGTGCTGAATACAATCTGGAGCTCGCAAAGTACGACTTTGAGGTACCTGCCACTCTCGATAACGATGAAATCGCAGCAATCCTTACAAAAGCAGATGAGCTGGTATCTTGGGCCAATGATGTCAAGGAATATGCTCTGAAGGAGGCTCTGAACGGTACCAAGTTTGAAGGCTTTAAGTTAGTCGCCGGTCGTTCCAACAGAAAGTACACTGACGAAGCTGCGGTAGCTGATGTTGTTATTGCAGCCGGTAAAGACCCTTATGAGAAGAAATTACTCGGCATCACAGCCATGACAGCACTTCTCGGTAAGAAGGTATTTGAAGATATTCTCGGTGGGCTGACCTTTAAGCCACCTGGAAAACCGGTCCTTGTTACCGCTGATGACAAGAGACCTGAATATAACTCAGCATTTGAAGATTTTGATGAAAATTAAGGAGGAAATAAATCATGACAAAGACAGTTAATCCGTTAAAAGTAGTTACTGGCCCTGATACCCGTTGGAGCTATGCGAATGCATGGGAGCCTAAATCCATAAATGGTGGCACCCCTAAGTACAGTGTATCTCTCATTATCCCTAAGTCTGACACAAAGACCATCGAGAAGATCAAAGCCGCAATAGAAGCAGCTTACCACGAAGGTGAAGGCAAGCTCAAAGGTAATGGTCGTTCGGTACCTCCTCTTGCAGCCCTTAAGACTCCTCTTCGTGATGGTGATGTGGAACGTCCTGACGATCCCGCTTACAAAAACGCCTACTTTATGAATGCCAACAACAGCTCTGCGCCTGGTATCGTAGATGCAGACCGTCAGCCTATCATCGAGCGTTCTGAGATTTATTCCGGTGTTTATGGTCGTGCCAGTGTTAACTTCTACGCATTCAACACCAACGGAAATAAGGGTATCGCTTGTTCCCTTAATAACCTTCAAAAGATCCGTGATGGCGAGCATCTTGGCGGCAAGTCTAACGCCGAAGATGACTTCGCTACAGAGGATGATGAAGACTTCCTTTCCTAAACAGTAACTGACAATCCGGGTGGTAGGAAAACCTGCCACCTAGACAATCAAAGAAATGAGGTAAATCATATGGAAACTATTCTTGTTATTGAACTTATTACTTTATACGGCGTGTTTATCATCGGAGCCCTATTCTGGGTCGTAACTGAAATTAATGACGCCATCAAAAAGCATAAGAAAGAAAAAGCAAAGAAAAACTTTGATTCACTTGATAAGTTTTAATTGCTTGGGCGGTGGCACTCCTGCTGCCGCCCTTATTCTTTTGAATGGAGGATGTTATGAAAGATATAAAAACACTTTCTCTTGACCTTGAAACTTACTCAGATGTGGACCTTGGTAAGTGTGGAGCTTATCGCTATGCAGAATCTCCGAGCTTTGAAGTCCTCCTATTGGGCTACGCAATTAATGGCGGTGATGTACAGGTTATCGACTTAGCCTTAGGGGAGATCGTCCCAGAAGAGATATTAAATGCATTAGTCGATGATAATATAACCAAATGGGCATTTAATGCTTCCTTCGAACGTGTCTGTTTATCCTATTGGCTTCGTAAGCACTACCCGGATAAGTTTAATAGCTACAGCATCCCAGAGGACTCTGTTAAAGGTTACCTTAATCCATCTTCATGGCGCTGCTGCATGATATGGTCGGCTTATATGGGCTTACCACTTTCGCTTGAAGGTGTAGGTACAGTTCTTAAGCTCGGTGAACAGAAGTTAAAAGAAGGCAAAGATCTCATCAAATATTTCTGCGTTCCATGCAAACCCACCAAAGTAAACGGTGGCCGTACTCGTAACCTGCCTGTACATGATATGGAAAAATGGTCCTTATTTAAGAAATACAATATCCGAGATGTTGAGGTCGAACAGGCAGTTAAGAAGCGACTAGAAAGCTATCCAGTACCTGAGTTTGTGTGGGACGAATACCATCTGGATCAAGAAATCAATGACAGAGGCATCCTGCTTGATATGGGCGTGGTTAAAAATGCCATTATATTCGATGAGAAATCCAAAGAAGAACTTACTGCGGCAATGAAGGAGCTTACCAACCTTGATAACCCAAACAGCGTTGTGCAAGTAAAACAGTGGCTTTGTGATAATGGTGTTGAGACCGAGTCCCTTGGCAAAAAGGATGTCGCAGCACTTATAAAGACTTCACCGGAGGATCAACGGGACGTACTTCTACTTCGTCAGCAGCTTGCAAAAAGTAGCGTTAAAAAGTATCAGTCCATGCAGAACACCGTCTGCTTAGATGGCAGGGCTCGCGGCATGTTCCAATATTATGGCGCTTCACGCTCTGGTCGCTGGGCAGGCAGGCATATACAATTGCAGAACCTTCCTCAAAACCATATCCCTGATTTGGAAGATGCACGGTCCCTTGTAAAGCTCGGAGATTATGATGCAGTGAAACTTCTTTATGAGGATGTGCCGGATACACTCTCTCAGCTTATCCGAACCGCTTTTGTTCCAAGGTCAGGATACAAGTTTATTGTGTGCGACTTTAGTGCTATCGAGGCTAGGGTTCTGTCCTTCTTAGCCGGGGAGCAATGGAGATTAGATGTCTTTGAAAGCAATGGTGATATCTACTGCGCTTCTGCTTCTGCTATGTTCCATGTACCGGTTGAGAAGCACGGTGTAAACAGCCACCTTCGCCAAAAAGGTAAAATCGCAGAATTGGCACTTGGATATGGCGGCAGTGTTGGAGCACTTAAGGCTATGGGTGCATTAGAAATGGGCCTTACCGAAGACGAACTGCAGCCGCTGGTTGACTCTTGGAGAGCTTCAAACCCAAAGATTACAAAGCTGTGGTGGGATGTTGACAAAAATGTTAAAGAGGCAGTTCGTTTAAGAACACATGCCAAAACACATGGGATTAATTTCTACTACCATAAGGGTATGCTTTTTATTGAGCTTCCTTCCGGCAGAAGGCTTTCCTATGTAAAGCCTAAGATCGAACAGAACCAGTTCGGTGGTGAGTCTGTCACCTACGAAGGAACCGGCAACACTAAGAAGTGGGAACGCATCGAAAGTTACGGGCCGAAGTTTACAGAAAATATTGTGCAGGCCATCAGCCGGGATATCTTGGCCTACGCTATGAAAACGCTCCGCCACTGCTTTATCTGCGGTCACGTCCACGACGAACTAATTATTGAGTGCAGCATGGATGTTTCCCTTAAAGCAGTTTGTGAGCAGATGGGACGAACGCCACCCTGGATAAAAGGGTTGGCTTTAAGAGCCGATGGCTATGAGACAATGTTTTATAAGAAAGACTAAAACAGAAAGGCGGTACTGACTTTTATATCAGTACCGTCTATTCTTTTACGTTTTAGATGTAGTTTTCCAGACGCTCTCTTAAAGATGCCATCAACTTTTTAAACTGGTACTCAAAACTTGACTGCGGAATTGACATGATTCTAGCAATTTCTCGCTTCGAACAGCCTTCCATAAGTAGTTTGCAGATACGATGACTATTGGGGTCCAGTTCTTCGAGAGCCTTAAAAAGCTCTTCAAGAAGCACCTTTTCTGCAACAATCTCTGCAACATCCTGTGCGCGGTCCTCAACGCTGTATCCAGCTTCTTCGAGTCCGTCTAGTGAAAGGACGTTGCCTTCCTTAGTGCGACTGCATTTGGAGCAATCTTCTGTGCATCTTTTCAGGCCGCCCTTGCCGTCACTAACTTGACATAGTTTCTGCCGATCATTACGCTTGTGTTCAGCCCAGATCGGACGTTTGTAGGCTCTGTACACCTCTTCGGTTACCGTTACCTCTTGGCCATCGATGGTGAGGTAATACTGCTTAGTTTCTTGATTGACTGTGTTTAACATTTTTTGTCCTTCCCGCCTAAAGGGAGAGAACTATCGCAAGGACACAGTCAGGTCTTATCCAGTACCGCTACTTCGGCAAAATGAGCGCAACAAAGTAAGGGTACAGGGTCTGGTTTCTCTCTTTTTACTGAGATCCACCAACCGTATGTATCCTTGCCTAAGTTGCGCACCCGAAGGCTTAGATTTATTTGAAGCTTCAAGCTTCTATAAACATCATAATTCGGATGCGGTTTTTCTTCGCAGAACTGCGAGTTCCGGTTTTTACGGCATAAAAAAAAGGCCTTACAACCATCTCTGGTCATAAAGCCCTGTTAATCCGTGTTCAAAATCGGAAGTGTGAGTTCCGGTCTAAACTAATATTTTTCAAAAACTTTTTATAATTCCTTACCCCAGGTGTGATAACCCAACTCTGCAAGCTTTTCATTACACAAATCAAGAGTGTCCATGTAGTGATGCTCAATGAGGAATCTATCGAAGAAGCCTTCTTCATTCATAGGATAATTATTGCGTGACTTCTGTATGAGGTCATTACTGAAGATAGGGTGCAGGTGAAGGCCAATGCAAATAGCACAAACGGTTCCGAGACTTATATTCTTCTCTTCCTTACGAAGGTCCTGAATGTATCGGTCGCTTAGTCCTGTTCTTAAAGCAAGTTCCATATTTGTCATCTTTCTGCCATCCTCTTTTTCAAGGCGTTTCATGTGAGCATCAAGCGTTCCTGAAAAAGACATCGGAAGGCTACGATAAATTTCCATGACACGGCCTCCTTCGACTTTCAGCTTCTTCAACTCAATAGCACGCTGCTCTACATTTTGATTATCTTCATCATCGATGTAGTTACATTCGCAATAAGCTGCTGCATCGACATCCTTGCAAAGAGAACACTGCGTATAGAAGGCATCACCATGTGCGCTGTTAACTTTGAACTTCTGTTTAAACTTAAGGCAGCATTCATCAACATGTTGTCTGGCGTAAACAGTAAGAGTACAGCCGCCATCTTCGGTTTCCATTATGTACTTCTCGTCGTTGATACAGAACATGTTGTCAACATAAATGAAGTCACCCTTGGAAAGTACAGCCTTTACATCATCATCTAAGCTGGCCTCAAAGCAAGCGTTTCTGGTGTCGATGATATAACTCTCGTCTTTCTTCAACGCCGTAGCCTTAAATGAGAAGCTAGGCAGATACTTACCATTGAAATAATTCCAAACACCCTGCGCCTGCGAGAAGCCAAGTTCAATGGCACGAAGCTTTGCAGCAAACTTTGAAACTGCAAAGAAATCTGCCAACTCCTGGATAGCCTCCTCCATGATATCTGACTCAGTTCTTTCTGGGTTTTCAATATGTAGACGAAGCAATATCTCGTTTAACTTTTGTCTTGTAGTGCTTGCCGGGAGCAATATGCGCGGAGTCAAGGCATTAGCCTGCCATTCGATCCACTGAAGTGCTCCCTCAATGCCAGTATCTTTCTGACCCATATGTTCTGTAACCTCACAGGTAAGGGAGCTGAGGTCGCTGTTTAACAGCTTCTGCAGCTCAAAGAACTTATCATGGCGGTCCCAATGCACACACTCGTGAACGACTGTGTTATTACGGGAGCCGATGTTGCGCATGAAGAAGATGTTAGGATTCAAAAGAATGGTGCCCGGATCAATGGTCTGTGATACCACCTCACCATCCTCATTAAAAACATCAACTGTAGCTTCCGCAAAATAAGTCTTACCGAAGATGTTATCAGGAAGCGGTGCCTCATAAAGCTCAAGTCCCATATTAATCATGAGCTCATCAAGCGGAATGGGCATAGGCTCCTTTAATGCTTGTCTACAGTATTTGTATAAAAACTTTTCCGCTTCTTTCTCAATGTCCTCAGCATAAAGATAAGGGACTAGATACTTTGATAGTGTCGTGTTCTTATCAAACTTATCTGCAGAATATTCGTCAACACCTGTGATGGTAACCATATTAAGGCCATCACTCAAATAACCAGTAAAAGAAACAGTGTACCAAGGATTATTCACATCTGCGTCATAATCCCTTTTACCCATTCCCTTAAGAATAACGTCCGCCTCTACTGCTGCGTTGAAAATAATCCGGTTTCCGTCTGTAGAATGGAAGGACACTGTTTTCACATGTATGTCATCTACCTGGAAGTAGGATGGGTCTAAAACTGTATATGAATAAAAGCCATTATTCCGGCCTCTTTTGAGTATGAGGCCGGTGATGGCACGGTGAATATCGTTATAGTACTTATCCTCAAGATATTTTTCAAACGAAGCATATTGTTTCATAGGCAGACCCCCCTATTAATAATACTGTTCAATATAGCTATAAGCTTTATCGAATACTTCTTTATCCTTAATCTTGTACTTAATCCAGATGACACTGCGTAGCGCTTTCTTAACTTCATTTTTACCTGTAGTTGTTCTTTGCCAGCCGTCGAAACGTACAATCTTTACAATGTCATCGATATCGGCAACGATGCGCTCAACAATGATAGGAGTTTTATCATTCTTAGCACCTTTAAAGAGCTCTGTGAGCGCCGCTTTACCACGGTCGATTTCTTCTTCCGGTACAACTTCCTTCTCTGCCTGCGCTGCCTCTCTTGCGAGTTCAAGCAAGAGCTTCAGGAACTCAATGCTATTAATCAGGCCCTGTTCATGCCGTTCACGAAGTTCTTCGAGCTTCTCGCCTAGCTTTACGAATTTAGGGTCGTTTGTATGTTCGCGAATCTTAGCAACCAGGTCAATCTCTACCTTCATGGTTGTCTTCTTGACATCCTTCTGCTTACGGATAAACTCGTCAATCAGGTCTGCGTCTAATGTAAGAATATCAAGATCATCATGAACCTGGCCAACTTCGATGTTTGCGTGAACAAGCTCCAACGTTTTAGCACCAAGAGCTGCCCATACAAGCGCACCACGGTTGTCAGTCGGTTTTACAGACTCATAAACTTTAGTGAGCCATACATAGTCAAATTTGAATTTATCAAGAAATGGATCAGGGGACAACGCATCCCAGGCTCTATTAAGAACACGGTAATCCGCTGCGAACGCATCCTTATCCTTATTTGTAGGAATACACTCCTGTGCGGCAAGTAATCCTTCCCAGCCTTCAACTGTACGGTCAACGCCCATAAAATAGCTGAGGCACTTTCTAAGAAGCGCAGGAACCTGTTTCTTGACTTCTTCGATGTTGGTGATAACTTTCTTCATGCTGGCTTCATCAAAGTCCAAAGCCTTAGCAACATTATCGAAAATACCGATATAGTCTACAATCAGTCCATGAGTCTTTCCTTCATCATAAGTTCTGTTTGTACGACAGATGGCCTGTAGAAGGTTATGGTCCTTCATCGGCTTATCCAAATACATCGCCTGAAGAATAGGGGCATCGAAACCTGTAAGAAGTTTTGCAGTAACAATAACCAGCTTCAGAGGATTGCTCTTATCACGGAACTGATCTAAAATCTTTCCTTCCTCATCACGGTTGCGGCGATACTTCTTATAACGGTCTTCCTTATCGCTGTTTGTATCCATTACAATTGTAGTTGCCTCAGGAGGGAGCAGCTTATCCAGCTCTTCCTTATACTTAAGGCAGCACTCACGGTCGAATACAACAATCTGACCTTTATATCCATTAGGTTCAATCTTCTCTTTGTAGTGCTTTACGATGTGTTCACAAACCTTACGGATACGCTTAGGATCATACATGATGGCCTTCATATTTACGCGTTTGGAAAGCTCTGCACGGTCTGCATCTGAAAGTGTTTCTGTTAGAGCATCAAACTCAGCATCTAGCTTATCCTTATCGACATGAAGGTCAACCGGGACTGGCTCAAAGTTAAGCGGTAGAGTCGCATTATCTCTGATGGAGTCAGAGAAGGTATAGCGGCTCAAATACCCGCTCCGGTCTTCTGCTGCGCCAAAGGTACGGAATGTATTCTTATCAATACGATTAATGGGAGTACCTGTAAGCCCGAAGAAGAACGCATTGGGTAGTGCTGCACGCATCTTTTCACCGAGGTCACCTTCCTGAGTTCTATGTGCTTCATCAACCATAATGATTATGTTATCTCTAAGATTGAGAACGCCATCAACATCGCCAAAGCGGAAAATAGTCGTAATCGCAATCTTACGAATATCCTGTTTAAAGAAGTTCTCAACATCTTCCTTCGTAGCAAGTGACACTAAGTTCGGAACATCTGAAGCATTAAAGGTTGCTGTAATCTGTGTTTCAAGGTCAAGACGGTCATCAACTATTACAACGGTCGGATTCTTAAGCTCAGGAATCATTCGAAGCTTCTGCGCCGCAAACACCATCAGCAGCGACTTTCCTGAACCTTGGAAATGCCAGATAAGGCCTTGCTTAGGATAACCAGCAACAACACGCTGCACGATAAGGTTAGCACCTTCATACTGCTGATAACGGCAGATAATCTTGTACTTTACATGCTTTTTGTCTGTTGCAAAAAGGGTAAAGAACTGGAAAATATCCATAACCTTCTCAGGTGTAATCATATCACCTACGCTGACTTTAACATCGGCAAGGCTGCCTTCTGACTTATGGTCAGGAGTATGCCAAGGTCCCCACATATTGATTGGCATTCCAACAGAACCATAGCGATAGCATTTACCTTCAGTAGCGAAGTTGAATACGTTAGATACGAACATCTCAGGGATGCTCTTTTCGTAGGAAGCTATATCGCTGGCAGCGTCTAACCAGGTTATCGCATTGCGGACCGGAGTCTTGAGCTCACCGATAGCAATAGGAAAACCATTTATCAGCAGAACGATATCGAGTCGCTTGCCGCCCTCTGCCTGAGGATAAACCCACTGGTTAGTGACGACATATTCGTTAAGAGCTAGATCTTCCTTTTTCATTGTGCCGAAAAAACGTATCGGAATCATCCGACCATCTTTACCAAAGGGATAGGAGTTTTCTTCAAACACCATCTTCTTAAAGAGCTCGTTCTGGGTTATAAGGTTACGCGGCTGTACCGACAGAATGATTGTGCGCAGTTTATAGATGACCTCATCAGCGCGTGACGGGTCTTCTGCTATTTCTGGATTAAGGCGGATAAGGGCGTCTTTGACCATAGGCTCTACCATGACATCAGAATAAGTTCGAGGTAGCTCTTCTGCGGGGATGTAATTCCAGCCATTGCCTTTAAGAGTCGAGATTACCATCTGCTCCATTGTATTATCTTCGTTAAACATAAACATTTCCTCCCATCATTAAATTTTTAATATCCGTGCCGGACAGCTTCATTACGTCGGTCCGGGCAGAAAGCGTAATTAATTATCTTATCCGGCGTGATCCTTGTGAGAACTGAATGCTCTTTCTTCTGAATCTCGCTGGAGCTATTTCAATTATAAAAAGTGCAAGTGGACGTTCGGCCTGGGTAATCTTATGTGGCTTCAGCAAGTTTCCGTTTTGACTTAGCCCAGGTTCTCGGAAATTATCTTCTTATAGGTTGTCGTTAACTCCGCAAGCGCTTGTTCCAGTTCAAATTTTGATTTATCGCTCTGTCGGGCGAATAAAACGAACTCCTCCTGCATAGCAGTATTAGGTACAGGGATCTCATAATTGATAAATGCTCCCTGATTCAGGTGGGCTATTGTTGACCCAGTCTTACATCCTTCAACGAAAGTCTCAAACTCTTTTGTCATGAATGCGTAGTACAGAAACCAATTGCTAACCTTACCATATAAATCTCTTACTACGAAAACTCCACTATTGAGTGTAGCCGGCATGGGTATTTCCTCAACAAAAGCAACTTTTCCTATGGTGCCGTCTTTGGTAATAAGAACATCACCTGCTTGCAACTGAATGTATTCGTCCTGCTCATATCGTTCCTTATCAACATAAAAACAGTGTTCAAAATCTATACGATTTTTTACAAAATCAACACCAGTTACAAGTAAATAATCCCCAGAACTGAGATATTCATTTTTTTTCAGTCCTTGCCAACCAATTCTCGCTTTAATCTGACATATATCACCCAGCTTTTCTCGATGACAATCATGGAACATTTCAACAAATCGGGATTTAACAAGCTCATCAGTTTTCTGTAGTAACTTTTGGTAGGATTTCTTTGTGGCATCCATAGCCCAAAGCACTTTAGCTAATTCACGCTGTTTTTTCATATCAGGCAGTTCAAACTCGTAGTTTTTTAGATGTTCCCACTTCACTCGGGGAGAGAGAGAGCCTGCCGATTTGTTGGTGGCGTAGTTAAAAAGGGCGTCGTTCTGTATGATAAATGGCAGTAGCTCTGGTAGAATTTTCTCCGGGATGGCCTCAATAACTGTTATGTCACCGGAGCAGATACCGTCAAAAGGAGCAACAACAGCTTTCTTCAGATACGCGCGTCGGCGACCAAAAAGTACGTCTCCCTTGTGGAACAACTTCGAAAAAGAATTCTCTTTATCTTCCTCCCAGGCAGACAAGGTGATTTCTTCTGGGGTCAGGTGCTCAAGACCAACAATTGGGTATCCGTTCTTACTATCTTTACAGGTCTCTTTTCGCTCTTTGGCGACGTCTCCTAAATGCACTTTACTCATTGCACTCAGCCTCCTTTCCAACCATATTGTTTAATTTAATGTAGCGAAGTTTCATCATTTCTGAATGTGTTCTCCAGCTCTCGTAACGTTCCTGGAGAGATCGCTCATCTGCTTCGGTCTCTTGGTCAGAATATTTAACGTAAAGAGGTATACTAAGCGAAAAATTGTTGCCTTCGATGTCTTGAATTGTGACAACTCGGGCAAAACTGTCGTCCGTCTTATATTTTTCATAGGCTGATGCAATTCTTTTAATATGTTTGTCTTCCAAATAGCTCTGAGCATTCTTTCGTTCCACCTCATTGACTGCGTTAATAAAGAGAACTTGACCGCGACGCTCCGGACGCTTATTTGTTCGGCAAATTATTATACAAGCCTCCATTGGGGAATTGTAAAACAGGTTTGGCCCTAGACCTATGACACATTCGAGCATATCACTGCGAACCAGTTTTTCACGCATACTGCTTTCCTCGTTGCGGAACAGCACTCCATGTGGGAAAAGTATTGCACAACGGCCGGTATCCTTTTTTAGGCTCATCAAGATATGCTGTAAGAAAGCATAATCGGCGCGGCCTTGCGGCGGGATACCCAGGAAGTTGCGTCCATATTTATCGCTTGCAAAAGCTTCACGGTCCCACTGACTAATAGAATAAGGCGGATTAGCAAGGACCATATCAAATTGTTTAAGTTTTCCGTTTTCAATGAAAGCTGGAGATTTCAGTGTGTCACCATTTACAATATCAAAGTCCTTCACACCATGAAGAAACAGATTCATCTTGCCAATAGCAGATGTTAGTACGTTGATTTCCTGACCAAAAATAGCAACGTTGCGCCATTCTTTTTTCTGCTGCTGTAGGTACGCAATAGCAGAGATTAGCATGCCAGCACTGCCGCATGTCGGATCATAGATTGACTCACCAGATTCTGGCTTGAGCATCTCTGTCATCAGATGGACTACAGTACGATTCGTATAGAATTCCTGAGCTGTGTGACCGCTGTCGTCAGCAAATTTTTTGATCAGGTATTCATATCCCTGGCCAAGTTCGTCCTCAGGACAGTTTTCGATAGACAAGGTCTTTGTGCTGAAGTGCTCGATGAGTTCTTTCAGCAGGCGATCTGGTAAACGATTCTTGTTTGTCCAAGCACCATCACCAAAAATGCCTTGCAGCTTATCTAAATTTGCATTTTCTATCTTACGGAATGCGTCTACAATGGCAACACCAACATTTTCTGAAACCGCGCGAACATCATTCCAATGGGCGCCTTTGGGCACCTGAAAGCGGTGATTTTCTTCAAACTCCAGGGCTTCTTCGTCACCATATTCCTTTATGATCCTTTGACACTCTTCATCAAAAACGTCACAGATGCGTTTGAAGAACAGTAGCGGAAAAATGTATTGCTTATAGGCCCCGGCATCTATGCTAGTACGGAGAAGAACAGCAGAGTTCCATAAATAAGACTGCAGTTCTTCGATTGTTATGCGCTTACTCATTGACATATCCTCCTTCCATGAGAAGATTTCTCATTGTTTCCTCGGCTTCCAGCATTTCATCGAAGGCTTCGAAGTATTGCCTGCGCACTTCTGCCGGAGGGACGATTTCTTGTTCTTTCTTTTCGATATAATTTTTAATGTCTAAGGTGTAGTCTTTTTCTCTTACATCGGGGATAGTGGCAACCTTCACATTTTCGATGACATCCTTGTAGTCGGCGTAGAATTTGAATACCTTGTTAATATCATCGTCAGTCATGATGTTTTGTGCCCGCTGTGCGGTATAGATGTCGGAGGCATCGATCATGCAGATGCGCCCCTTGTGCTCATTCTTTTTATGGTTATTAAGAAGAAGAATACATGCCGAGACACCGGTGGAATAGAAGACACCACCTACCAATGTAATAACGCATTCCAACTTATCCGATTCAACAAGCTGCTTACGAATTTCGCTTTCTTTGCCACTGCGGAATAGCACGCCCTGCGGCAGAACAACTGCACATCGACCGGTCTTCTGATTCATAGACTTCACCATGTGTTGTAACCATGCATAGTCGGCATTTAAATCCGATGGGCATCCCCACATGTTTCGACCATAAATATCTGAACTGAACTGTTCGGCGCCCCAGCTCTTCAGAGAAAAAGGCGGATTAGCAACGACACAGTCAAAAGTTTTCAATTTGCCGCCATCATGATAATTTGGAAAGCGAAGAGTGTCGCCCTGTGTTACCTTGAAGTCCTTTGCACCATGTAAGAACAGATTCATACGAGCAATTGCGGATGTTGATAGGTTTTTCTCTTGACCATAGATGCGACCGTATGTCAATTTATCACCTTTCATATAGCGGATGGCTTCAATTAACATGCCACCGGTTCCGCAAGCGGGGTCATAAACTGTTTCTCCGATCTGGGGAGCCAACAGCATGATAAGAAGTTTTACAATGGAACGTGGGGTATAGAACTCACCTGCATTCTTCTTTGACAGGTCAGCAAACTTCTTAATAAGAAATTCGTAGCTATCGCCCATAACATCTGCAGAATAGTTTGTATTACCGACTTTTATTTTGGACATATGCTCAATGAGGTTTTTGAGTCGTTCGTCGGATAGCTTCGTTTTGTCAGTCCAGTTGGCATCATCGAAACTGCTGAACACACCGCTTAATGTATCTGGATTTGCACGTTCAATTCCATTCATCGCTTTTACGATTGCGACACCTACGTTTTCACTTGCTTCACGGACATCCTGCCAGTGGCATCCTTCAGGGATGTCAAAGCTGTGGTTTTCTGGAAAACTGGCATATTCTTCATCGCCTCCAGAGCGCTCAAGAGCATCTTGTGTTTCTTCGTCGTAGACATCACTAATTCTCTTGAAGAAAAGAATAGGAGTCACATAGCTTTTGTACTCATCTTGGTTTATTGGTCCACGAAGAATATTGCAAGCCTCAAAAAGGTGATTAAATAACTGCTGGCTAGTTATTTCTTTGTTTGTTGGAATAGAATCTTTTAATTCTTTATCTGCTGTTTCTACAGATGACTGTATCATAGCGTTTCGATCTCCAGTCTCTACCTTAGTTTCTTTGCTCCTTTCAATGCAAACACTACCATCGACATTGAGTTTTTCCATCTTTGATGGATACTTGTTTTCAAACTCTACAATTATCTTAAGTAGACGCTCATCAAGGAATGTCAGAGCGTGTTTTCTGATTTCTGTAGGTATCCCGTAATAGGCTTCTGCGATGCCTCCTGTAATAGCTGCAAGGGTATCACTGTCGCCTCCAATTGATATTGCATTACGGATTGCATCTTCAAAATTCTTTGACTCGAAGAAGGCTTCCAGTGCTTGAGGCACTGTATCTTGGCAGCTCTCGTTAAACTCGTAGCTGTCGCGAATTCCATCAAGCGTAAAGTTCAGCGGATAATAGTTCTTCGTTATATAATCACGAATCTCTAGTAGGTTCTTTCCTGAGCGGGCAAGAAAGATAGCAACTGCTGTTGCTTCAGCACCTTTTAAGCCTTCCGAATGATTGTGAGTTACTTCTGTCACTGCTTTTGATAGCTTTTTAACTTCTTCCAGGCTGTTGGCCACGAAGCCACACGCGCTGACACGCATTGCTGACCCATTTCCGTAGCTATTATAAGGCTTTGGATTATCAGAATGTATCCAATCTCTGAATCGGCCACCATACCCACAATTCGGATAGTGCCTTCCAATACCTTGCATATACTTCACTGCATTTTTAGATAGATCGCTGTAATCAGCTTTACTTTCCAACAGAGCTCTAGCTATTGCTAATGACATGATGGAGTCATCTGTAACACTGCATTTATAAGTCAGGAAGTCAAACTGTTTGCTCCTGTTATTATTCCATTCGAAACGGGAACCAACAATGTCCCCGATAATAGCTCCTAACAAAATAGCACCTCCAATTAAAATTCTCGTAACATATTTACGACCTCATTCCAGCGCTTTTCAGCAGCTGCGATGGTGTCTTTATAAATTCTCAATTCATTTGTATATTCATCAGCTTTTTGCTGTTGCTCCTCGATAGAAGGAAGAGGAATTTCTAACACCTTAAGGTCTTTGTAGCTGATGTTTATAATTGTTATTCCTTGCTGCACTCCGCTTATCATCTTTTCACCAAGAGGACTGTCTAAGAATAGCTTAAGGTAAGTGCTGTTAAGCATCTTTGGCTCCGGACGAATAACAATGACATTTGATGAAGCAATGCAAGGGTAACTTTGCTCATGAAATATTGCAGTTCTGATTGCAGTACCTCTCGCGGGGATTAGTACGTCGCCTTCTTTTAGTAGGTAGTTCGTAACCTTCCGTTCTTCTTCATCTAAATGGTCCAGACTGTCGTAGCTGATATCGTACTCGCCAATGTTGGAGATATTTACAACTCCGATACTTCCAGTCGGGTCTTTCTTTGCTACTGATTTTCCACGGAAGATTTCTGCGATATCTCCCAGAGCCATTCTGCGAACAGAAGACTCCTGAAATTTAACCCATTCTTCATCCTGCTGTGAGAATATTTTATTTATGTTCCAGTCACCAAGCTCCTCGAGTTCATCAGACATAACAAATGTCTCTTCTTCAATAATAAGTTCTCCAGCTGTGTCACGTCTGTTTTTACGATTCTCAGCTTTGTAACGACGAACTATTACATCATCATCACCCGGCTTAGTATTGACAACATCAATGAGGTAGGTTTTAATTCCTGTGCCTTCAAAGGTTCCCTCCGGAAGCTCAGCGATTTCCTTAACACGGTAAGTCTGCTGCACAAACCTCCTAAGCTCACCATTCTTTCCCTGAGCGTATGTGATTCTTGCAGGCATCGTTATTACAAGCTCACCGCCACCGGTTGTATGAAGAAGCAGGTTTTCAAGTGCTACAGCATCTTGATCTCTGCACATGAAGTTCTCATCTTCTACAAGGTTTCTTGTTCCAAAGTTAGGAACAGAGAAAATGAGGTCGTACCGCTTGTTTGTAAAGCCATACTGATATATGCTGGCATTCAATATCTCTACATTCTCATAACCAGCAAAAATCCTGTTAATTACTTGATGGCTGATTGTATTTTCAGTCGTGATGGTAAAGCTGCAGCCAGGATGTTCATCAACAAGCCTTTTCAGGTTAGGGATGAATTTTTCACCTTCGGCAATAAGAACTTCATCGGCATCAAGTTTAAAGTGATTATTGTACTCCTTAAATAGGGCGTTAGATATTGCTGAGTATCTAAACCCTTTGGTGCTCTCAGCCATCATCATTTCCCAATCGAGTTCTCCAGTGAAATCACCGTATGCTTTATATATTCGGACAAATTGTTCCTTGTCCTTAAATGGATTTACGATATTAAGCCTATCAGCCACCGAGAGCATCGTCTCGTAGATGCGATCTTCTGACCCATCTGACATTTTTCTGCTCTGGCATTCTTCCTTAGTTTCAGCCACAAGAAGCGCAGCAGGAACGTAGGAGTCGATCCCCATATACCCTCTGAAAAGATTCATATACTCAAAGGTCGCATTAGTCATGTTTTACCTCCTTTGGTTCAATTTACTTCTTTAACTGTACTAAGAATATCACACCCAAATAATAATGTCAAGCTCTTTTTGAATTTTGGTATTAGCATACCAAATTAAATTACAAGCTACCAAGATTTATAGTTGTATGATTCCTCTTTATAGAAAATACCTCTACTCATGCGGCAACAGTTCCCTAGTTTCAACCCTATCCGAAAACAGTAGTTCCCTTGTCTCGCGGGTTAAAAAGCAGTTCTATAGCCTCAACCCAACAATACTCTTAAACCGGGGCTACTTTTGAACGATAAAAAAATAAGGTTTCCATTAATCGGTGATTGTTACCGAAAGTCTGGAAACCTCTGATTTCAAGCTATTTTCAGCCTATTTATTTATCTTTGCGTGACATCAAGACAACAGTCTCAACATGGTGGGTCCACGGAAACATGTCCACCGGCTGAACCTCTTCCACCCGGTAACCTTTGGCCGCCAGCAGGCCCAGGTCTCTGGACATGGTGCCGGGGTCGCAGGAGATATAGACCACCCGGGCGGGACCCATGGCTGACACGGCTTCCAGAACCTCCGGGCGGGCGCCTTTGCGGGGTGGGTCCAGCAGCACCGCGTC